CTATTGTGCCTGCAACATAGGCGTCTCAGGCCGCCAGAAAACGTTTTGCCCAATCCGGCTAAAGCCCCACTGGCTTTTGCTACGAAACGCACGCTGTTGGTTATCTGTCATTGCACTCTGCCCGTCTGCATCACGAATATAACGAGCGAGTGTCATGGCGGCTGGCTGGCCGTAGCGTGCACCCGGTGAAGCACATGTCCAGATATGGCGCAAGGTCATCGCAATATCAGGCTCATGTTGGTCTAAGTAGGCAAGGCCATAGGCACACGCTTCTAGCGTAAATTATTCAACTGCGGGGTAGGGGATTTGCTCGAATTTGATGACGACAGGGAGAGATAAGAAGCGCAAAGAGACGAGGCAGCTTGTTGCCTGAAGGTCGTAGGAAAAAATTGCTGAGGAAGAGAAAAAAGCCAATGTGTCACATATACGTCACAGATGTGTCACAGGAAGTTAGCCAACAAACAAACACAAAAAAGGCAGATCAGTAAGTAACTGATCTGCCTTTCAAAATATTGGTAGCGGGGACGCGATACCACCGTTAGAGGTAAGAATACTCTGATTTTCGCGCTATGCTTGGGCATAGCAGGTTGGATTGTTAACGCCGATACGGCAGAGGAGGGGTGATGCGCTTAACCAATGCAGATAAGCAAGGCATAGCCGAAGCAGCCAAGGTAATGGCTAGTGCTGGACGCATTGATATGGAAGGAGTGCAGCGTGCAGTCAAGGCGATAAATGGAGCCATGCCCACAGCAGCGCAAGCGCATGAAAGGCTTGTTGCTGGAATGAGAGCGCTGAACGGCAAATGAAACGCCTCCTAGCCCTACTCCTATTCCCAGCAATAGCCCTGGCCGAATACGGCAGCGTTCGCGTTGACGAGGTAACCAGCGTGCTAGACGGGGATACGTTTCGGGCAACCGTCGATGAATGGCCCGCAGTAATCGGCGAGCGCATCCCTGTGAGAATCAGCGGAATAAACGCACCAGAACGCCGAAGCCGCTGCGATACCGAGGCAGAGAAAGAGCGGGAGCGAGAGTTGGCCGCCAAATCTCGCATCTATCTAGTCGAGCGCCTGCGTGGTGCTGAGACGGTAGAGCTTCGCCAAATAGAGCGCGGCTCGTTTTTCCGCATCATTGCCGAGGTGTGGGCAGACGATGAGAACGTGGGGCAGGAGATGTTAGAGGCGGGGCACGCGCTGCCCTATGTTGCTGGTCAGTCTGGGCAGGCATGGTGTGGACTATAAAGCGACGCTATGGAGAAAGGCGCTAGAGCACCGGGGCTATCTTCGGGCACAAAAAAACCGCTCAAAGCGGTATCGGGAGCAATGATTGCTGAACTGTCTAACCGAGGTGTTGAGCCAGCCACCATGCTATTGCGGCACTCACAACAGCCGGTGCCAGCATATCCATCACCAAACTTTTAAATGACCACACACGCGGATCAAAGCCACCCCACCACGGCATACTTGCCCTAGTGCCATTGCCCAGTGACTCAATCCAGCGGTATTCAGCCTGTGTCCATTCTCGACTAGCCCATAGTGTGGCCATCACAGCCCAGGCCAGCACAGCATCGCCACCAGAGAACAGAACCAGTATAACGACCAAGCAACTGATAGGGAGATGGGTGTATTTCATGCCATCACTCCAAACTTATCAGGCGGCGTAATCGTCATAGTTCCACCTTCTCCATCATCCACCTCACGTGGGCTGCGGTCATATACCGAGTCGTACTTGGCCGTGGCCTCCGCATCGGCAAAGAGCTGCTCATACACAACGTTGCCCGTGCCGTTGCCCTGGTACGGGGCCTGTGCCAGCACCTCCACTCCGGGGGTATCCAGCCAGGTTTCAGCTTGTTCTTCTGTGAGGCGCATATACGCCAGTAGTTTGTCTCCGTTGACTCTGGCCGGAGTACGTGCAAATCTCTGCACCACCGGAGGCATAATGAGGTTATTGTCATCGTCACGGGCCAGAAGGTGCGGATGATGCTCGTCAAGATAGGCAACGAGTTGAGAGAACACGGGTACGAAAATGATTGCGTCAATCATGTTGTGATCTCCTGGAGTTCTTGCTCGGAGAGGGCGCGGGGGTGCAGGCTTAGTTTTGGGGTGATCTGCCTATTTGGAGAGCCACCAGTCCAGTTATTCGCCAGGAACATATCGGTATATGCTAAAGGGTCAAACTGCACCGCACTTGATTCAACCACAGCGCCGTTGAATGCCATAGCACAATAACCGCTGGAAACGGCTATAGCCATTTTGTGGGGTACGTCTTTTGTGAACGAGTCAACGGGAGCACTTAGTGTAAGTACACCGCCCCCCTCGCCGTCTTTTATTTCAAACCTCGCCCGATCAGATTGAATAAACAAAGGTGCTCTAGAGTTGGCCTGGTTGCCCTCAGCCGAAAATGACAGGAGACTCCCCCCAGCGCCCTCTGGCTTTTCGACTTCCAAATAAAGAGTCCAGGACAGTGGATTAAACTCATCCCCCAGCGTCCTGTACACATCATCCCCTGCACGGGTCACTTGACTGTCGGTAGTGGGGATAATCGACGACCCTTCACCCTCTTCTACCTGCCAGTGGGCAACATGAATAGTGCCACCGATACCGGCATCGCCCTCGTCGTTCATAACTCGATACTGAATACTCGCTGAGTCGGAGTCTTGATCAGCGACACACGATACACGGGCGAACGTCCAGCCATCAGCGATGATGTATTGCTCCTCCAGTTTCCACAACAACCCTACTGATGCATCCACCGTCCCGTCGAAATTCACGGTACCTGCCCGCCACCCTGTCACAAAATTCTTAAACACCACGCTTATCCCGTTGGCAGTTCCTGCCTTAGCGATAACCGTCGCGGTATACTTCCGACCAGCAACCACCGAAAAACTGTTGGAGTCGATACCGGACACGCCTTCCGCGGTCGCCTCAATCGTAAATGCAGACTGCCCTATAATCGGAGACACCTCGGACGAAACAGTGATGTCGCAGTTTTGACGACTTACACCAGCATTAGTTATGTCCGTGCTGTACAGATGCAGATTCGTCTTGCTCTCCTCAATCAGAGCCCCTTGTGGCACGCCATTACGCCATGCTCTTGCGATGGTATTTGGCGGCACTTCTCTTAACTTACCGTTTGGCCCCTCTACCCATTTCGGGGTGACTCGTTCGACGGTTAAAAGATCGGTGGCGTTAGTCGAGCGAACCTTATCGCCATCGTCCAGCGCGTAGTCACCCGAGGCGAAGTCGAGATCGAGTGTGGCTTGTTTTCTAATCCGCTCAAGCGTCACAAACTCTTTGTTATCGGCATACACCTCGGCACGATCGGCAGCAGCATTAGCACGCGCTTCTGCATCAGCGGTAGCTTCATTGATTGCAGCAACCATTGATTCGCGGCTAGGGTACTCAGCGATTAGCTGGGCCTGGCTGCCGTTGCGTCGATAGAGGCGCATATATGCGCCGTTACCAGGAACGCTGAAATATTTACCATCAGCCGTGTTCTGACGCCCTTCGGTGATCGTTGAGTAAACCGCGTTAAGACCCATCGCTGCGTCGCGGAAGCGCGTTACCTCGCTAATGAGGTTGGCGATCTGCACGTTGGCGTTGGCTAAATCCTGCTCTGCGCTCATAGCGCCTCCTGATACTCTCGATAAATTCGGTGCATAGCGGCGGCAGTCGCGGCGTTTCGCACTGCCGCTTTGGCGGTGATTCGGGCCAGCTCTATATCGCTAATACGCCGCTTCCTTTCGGTGTGTTGCCGAATGACGCTTTCTATTAGTCGGTCGATGGACATATTGAGCGCTTTAGCTTCAGCTATTAATAACTCACCACCTCCTGCTGTCGCTTCGGCAACCTTTTGCTGATAGATCAACTCTTGTGAAACGTCAGTGTGTCTCGCTTCGGCAGCAGCGAGATCGATAAGCGACAAATGATATTTCTCAGCAAGTTCGCGGCTGGCATAAGTGGAAGCTTTTAGGTTAGCCAACGGTCACCTCCAATTCGTGATCCAAGTAATTAACCAAGCCGCTAAAGCTGATCGTGTAAGTACCTGGAACATCATACTCAATCACTAGCGGTTCATTATCCGTAACAGTTTCCATGCCGTTGGTTTCGACTTTAATGCCCTCCGGCAATTCTTCGAATGTTACTGATAGAGACGAAACAAAATGCCTAATGGGCAGCGGAGCCTTAGCTTCAGCTCTTTGCGCTGCCACGTAATGAGTTGCCGGGGTTACCTCTTCATCGCATTCGACAAACTCTTTCGCTTGGTACAAGGCATATTTTTTTGATGGAGCGTTTAAGGTCATCGTGATCTCCCCGTTTTCATCATAAAAAGCAAAATTCATAAGGCACCTCCTAGCGCTTAGTAATAAGTAGGCCCATTTTCGCGCCTCGTATTTGAACGTTTGAGGGGTCCTGAAGCACCTCGCCAGTGCTGCCAGACGGGTACGAAGTTGCGCCAATTCGGTACTGAAAATCTATATTCGTACCGCTATAGGGAAACCCAAAAGAGCCAATATCCAAACCAAATTCTGCCCAGACATTGGTATTTATGTTTTTGCTCCCCGATCTTAGCACGGCGCCGGTAGCCCTATTTACTATCCTGACCTGGATAGCAAAACCATAGTTTGAGGCTACGCTATCTCCATACAAATCAAAACTACTAAACAGCATCGCTCTAACATTACCATTGCCGGGAGCAACTCTACCTGTCGCTATAGAGAACAACGTTGTCCACGTCGCGTTCTGCATAATAGGGAACCATATGCCGTTACTGGAGCTGCCAAACTGCCGCCCACCAAAAGTGGCCAGTATTGGTACAGTTACCGCATCCCCTTTAATCTGCAACGTATCGACATAAGCATCACCGGTGAAAATCTTGTTGCCGTCTATCAACGTAGAATCAGGGCGCGTCCAGTTGTTCACTCGGCTGTTAGCGTTATTTCCTGCATTGGCACGGTCGCGCACAGTCGACGCCGCCGTGCCCGCCACCCGACTTGTGTCAAAGGCGGTATTGCTGCCCGTATGGTCTGCATTGGTGGGTGGCTTAGCTCCCGTCAGATCCCCGTAACCCACCGAGTCCAACCCTGCTAAGGCTCCCGCGCCTTGTACGTTATTGAACTGGATCGGGAAATTGATCTCCCCGCCGGTGGTCGTCAGCCGCCAACCGCGCTGGCCTACCAGGTAGTTGCTGGACTGCCCCTGCCTGACGACCAGATCATCCACCGCGATGTACTCGGCCTGCAGCTTGCCGTTTTGGAACACCAGAGAGTCGTCAGAGCTACGCAGCTTGGTGAACAGCAGCTTGTTGATCAGTGCGTCGTTCATCACGACCGAGCCGCCATCCAGTACCATCGGGAAAACTTCGTCACCACTGTTGGGGTGGGCGAAGTAGATACGGTCGGCGCGGAATCCCAGTAGGCTTTCTTCGCCGTCATCTCCAAGACCGATCCCCGACACCCGCCCGCCGTTGTCGATGCGCAGCGTCCACATGGCCTCCAGCCGCTGGGTGGTCTGGTTGTACTGCGCTTGGGTGGCTTGCTGAACGCTGGCCAGCTCGTCGTCAAACGCCGCTTGAACGGTGTTGATCTGCTGCGACAGTGCGCTATCAGCGCTTGCCCGCGTGTTGGCCTCCTGTTGAATCGCGGCGGCATTGCCGCTGGCAGCGCTTTGTAGGGCGCTGATCTGCGACGCTTGCGCGCTATCGGCATTGGCGCGAACGGTGGCTTCGTTCTGAATGGCGGCCTGGGTGTCGCCTATCTGAGCTTGCAGCTGCTCGTTACGGCGCGCTTCGGCTTCTTCGGCGGTGATGCGGGTAGTGGTCTGGAACTGATAAGCGGCAGAACTAACCCCCTCAGCGGCAGCGAGCACCCGTTGAAGAGATGCTAGGTACTCGTCTTCACTCGCCCGCACTTGCCGTTCTTCTTCAAGCGAGGCTGCCCCACCGTCGCCCAAATCGGCCACCAGCTGCTCGATCTGCTGAGCGAGGGCGTCGGTTTCGCTGCTCCACGCGTCGCGCTCGGCAATAATCGCCGCGGCGTTGTTTTGGGTTTGCGCCTGCAGGGTTTGCACGCTGGTGGCCAGCGAATCGGTTAACGTGCTGCGGGTGGTTATTTCCTCCTGAATCGATGCCGTGTTGCTGTTCAGCTGCGTCTCAAAACCGCTCAGCTCTTGCGCCACGGCCTGCTGTTGATCCACCAAGGCTTGTTGGATCTGCTCGATAGCGGCGGTGACTTCGGGAATATCCGTTTCCGCGAACGTCACTAACAGGCGGTCGACCTGAACACCATTGCCACCCCCGGCAGTGCTTCCCCAAATAGCGACGGCGTGCTGCGCTCCGCCGGTGCCCGCGGGTACGTCGATCACGACGTCATAAAACGCCCACTCAGCGCCCGGCGTAAACCGCTGCCATTGCACCGACTGCCCGGAGATCTGATACGCCAGCGCGAACTCTGCCGCCGCACCGCTTGCGGGCTGTTTGGCATACACCGCTAGGCGGATCTCGTGCCCCGCAAACTCTGCTGACGTTTCCGGCGCGATGATGCGACGCACGCCACCGTTATTGGGGTTAGCGCTGCTGGTTGTGGACGTGACCAGCGCAGACTGCAGCCCGCTATACACGCCGCTGGTGACGGCGCTAATGGCGTTGCCGCTGGTCGCGCTCCACGCGTCGAAGTCTGCCCCCGGCTCAAAGCCACTATTCAGCGATGGGCGGGCATCCAGCCGTGCCGAGAGGATGCCCACCTGAGTGGCCAGCGAGCTGTACTGGTTGGTACGAATCTGCCGTTCGTCGAGGATCAGCGATTCGTTGTCCTCTACACGCCCGCTCAGCTGGTTGATCTGCGTGGCCACCACTTCCGCTTCGTTGATGCGGATCTGGGTCATGGTGTAGATCGACGCCGCCGTGGCGTCGTATGCCGCCGCAATCGCGTTGATCTCTAATCCCAGCAGGTCGAACTCGGTTTCCACCTGCTCGCTTAGCTGAGTGATGGCGACCGTCCGGTTGTCGGTTTCCTGCTGGATGGCTTGGGCACGGGCCAGGGCTTCGGCTTCAAAGCCGTCGACCAGCTCGCTCCGCACCGTCTCGACGTCCTCGCTGCGCTGCTCGGCTTCAGCGGCGATGCGTTGGGCAACGCTGCCGGGTAGCGTTTCGGGGCCGTCTATTTTGTCGATGCGCTGTTGTAGGGCTTGGTCTAGCTCGCTTTCGCGGATGCTATCGCTGAGCGCTTGCAGCAGTTTCTCGGGGGTCGTGTCGGTGGTCGCTTGCACCGGATACCACGCGCTTACGCCGTAAGCGTTGGCACCGCGCACGTAGTAGTAATACGTGGTGCCAGGGCTTAGCTCGGTGTCGGTCAGGTCAGTGGATACGGTCAGGCGCACCGCGTTACTGGTGATCTGGTTCAACGCCAAGGCAACGTTAGACCGCCAGAACTCGAACATCTGCCCCGGATACGCTCCGCGTGGGCGTAACGTGATCGTGAAGGTACCCACCTCAATATCGACGCTATCCGGTGGCACCGGCAGCAACAGGCCCGCGATGTTGGTGGTCAGCGCGGCCCATGGCGAGGCGGTGCCGATGCCCGTTACCCCACGAACCCGGATCATCCACTGGCCCGGCTCCACATCGCGCAGGTCTACACTGGTGCCGCTTTCGGTGTACACCGTGCGCCAACGCAGGTCGCTAGGCCCCTGCACTTCCACGATGTAACGCAATACGCGGGGGTCGTCGCTGGGCGTCCAGCTAATCGTCATGCCTTGGTGTTCAGTGCCCCCCGCCAAGTACGTGTAGGCCTGGGCGGTAATGCTGTACGGGGCCACCACCGGGCCGGTGGGCAGCAGCGAGTAATCAGGCTCCGGCAGGTCTAGCCCTAGCTCGATGCGCCCGTATTTGGTCGGGTCATGCTCCAGCGCGGTGATGTGATACACCCGCGCCGCTTCTTCGATGTTGGCAAGCACGCGAAAGCGCCGGGGCTCTACGGCTTGGCTTGATAAAATCCACACCGCGCCCACGATGGGCGGCGCGGATAGCGGATTAGCCAACGCCACTTCATCGCCATCGAACGATGCCACGGCGCGGCGCTCCACTGCCCCGCTGGGCAGCATGACGTCGAGGAACCAGTTAGCGCCGCTGGCCGCTTCCGGCACGTTATCGAGCGTCAGCGCCTCAGTGCCGGTGACAACAACGCGACCGCCCAGCCGCGCCCCGGCGGTGGTCGGGTCGGAGACGCTGATAATATCGCCCGGCCGAACGTCGGCATGGTCCAGGCTCGCCCGGTAGCTCACGGTTTCGGTTTCGGCGCGCTCGCTGGCCAGCGTCCATTTGCCCAGCCGGTGGGCCTGCCCACGGGAAGTACACGCCACCGCGTTAATTTCCAGCGGCCGCCAGCCGTACAGCTCGATAGCCTCGGCATCTTCGACCACCTCGACTTGCTGCCGGTAGTTATCGCTGGGGTCGTTGTAGCTCACCATCGCCACGCTGTGGCGGGCTTTCAGGCCGGTGCCTTCGTAGACAAACTCACCGTCGATGACGTTGGCAGGCGTGACCAGCTTCACCGGATCGGCGGGCATATCGGCCACCGGCATGACGGTGTTGGTGCCCCAATAGGTCATACCACGAAACGCGCTGGCGAGCGTATGCAGCGCGGTAATCGCCTCTTCTTGGCTCGCTAGCACGGTGTTGAACGTAAAGCGCGGTTCCTCACCACCGAAGCCGTCCGGCACTCGCTCGTCGCAGTATTGGGCGATCTGATACAACGCCCACTTGTCGACGTTGGCCAGCGCGGCCCCGTAGCGGGTTTTGGTGGCTAGGTCGTAGTAGCACCACGCCGGGTTATCGCTCCACGCCAGTTTGAAGTTGCCACCCCAAAAGCCGCTATAGCTGCGGGTGGCCGGGTCGTAGTTATCCGGCACGCGAATAATCAGCCCTTTTACGTCATAGCTACGGGCGGGAATCTGGTTGCCGAACTGCTGGGCGTCGACTTCCAGGGCTACCAGGGCGGTGTCCGGGTAGCTCAGCTTGGCGTCGATGACTTCGGTGTACGTGGCCCAATAGGTGGCGTTGTTCAGCGTGGCCGCGTCGCTATCCGGGGTAATGCGGCGAACGCGCACGTCCCACGGGCCGCTGCCGGTTAGCTCAATGCGATAGGTGCGCTGGTACGGGCTGGTGGTTTTACCCGCGATAGTGTCACGCTTACGCTCTGCCCACGTGCCGCCCATGGGGCGCACATCGATGGCCACCTCGACGGATGCCCCCACCAAATCGCCGTTGCTGGTGTTCTGTTCGTTCAGTGCGGGCAGCTGCACTGTGACGCGCACGGCGTCTGCATCCAGGTTTCCCACGGTGCGCACGATGGGCGCGCCTTGAGTCACCTCGGTAGAGACATCGTTCGCGGTTTCGACGGCGGGAAAGCCGGGGATGTGCGGCTGGTCAGGCTCGCCCGTGCGGGTATGCACGGTGACGCCCTGAAAGTTGAACGCGCCGTTTTCGTCCTGCAGCGGGGTATCGTCTAGGTAGACCGATTGCAGGCCATTCACGAGACCAACAATCTCCCCTTCCCCCAGCGCATCGATGATGCGCGCTTTGCTGGTTGAGCGCAGCGTGTTGGGCGCTTCCTGCGGCGTGCGCTGGCTACCGCCGCCACCCTTGCCGCCACCGCCCGCACCTTCAATCCATTCAGCTGCGCTCATGGGTCTAACTCCTCAGCGGTCATGCCCGCGCTAATCACAATGCTGCCGGTTTTCATGCGCCCGTAAATCACAGGCATGGGCAGCCCTTGCGTGGATGTATTCACCGGGCCATCGAACAGGAACGAAGGCCGCTGGTCGGGGCGTTCGCGCTCTTCATAATTGCTCTGGGGCGACGGTGCCAACATCATCGAGACACCGCCAAGGGCAAGGCTAACGCCCAGCCCGGCCACCGCGCCCTTGGTGATGATGCCCGCACCAAACGCCCCCGCACCGGGCACGAGGAAGCTAGCCCCAATCAGCGCCGCGCCTGCCAGGGCTTTGCCTACGCCGTCGCTGCCTGCCCCTTCAATGGCGGGCATAAGGTGCAGGCTTTCGGCATTGCCCAGCGAAAGCGCTAACCCCTGCGCATCCAGTGCGGTGCCGTTCTGTGCACTACCGCGCACCACCTGCCACTCCCCTTGTTCCAACGCATCACGAAAGCCCGCTAGCTGGGCGCACAGGGCGCGCACCGCTTCGGCGGTATCGCGCACCGCTAATGAAAAAGGCCCGCCGAAGCGAGCCTTTAGGGAACCGTGCAAGTGTAGGTTGATCATCCATCTAACTCGCTGTGTCTTAACCAATGGGTAATATGGGGCAGCCAGCGGCCAATCGGCTCACGTACCGACAGGCGCGAATCATCGACCGGGAAGCGCCCACACGGGTGATGCAGTGCCAAGCCGTGTTCCAGCACAATGCCGCCGTGGCTGGGCACCGGGCTGCGCAGCTGCGCTAGCCACATATCGCCGGAACGCGCTTCGTGCTGCTCGATCAGTCGAAAGCCCGCCGCCGCGAAGCCGTCCCGGTAGAGGTCTTGGCCGTGTCTCCACCACTCCCAAGAGCGCGGAAACTCCGGCAGCGTTATAGCGTGGCTCTCGGCGTAGTAATCGCGTATCAGCCCGTAGCAATCCGCGATGCCGTGCACGAACCCCCGCCCCACCAGCGGCGGCCGCTCATTATGCCCCCACCAGCGTATGGGGGTGGTCTGCTCGCCATCGGTGGCCACGATGCCCCACGGCACCCCGCTGGCCAGCTGGCCGCGCATATCGGCCTCGCTCGGGCAGTCGGGGTAGTCCGGGTGGCTATGCACCACGGCCAGCAGCCCCACCGCCTGCGCATGCACCATGTCCAGCTTGGCCACCCGGAACGTCTCGGCAGGGCGGGCGGCCACGTTCTCGACCTGCTGGCAGCCCTGGGCAGTAATCAGCCACACCGCCTCATTGGGGTATGCCGCCAATGCCCCGGCACGGATCTGCTCGGCGTAGTAATCAAACATAAAGCGCCCTTAATACAGGTAGCTAAGTCAGTGCTACATTAATGACTTCACCCAACAGAGAGAGACCCTGCAATGAGCAATTGGAAACTGGCAGACGTATCCATTAACGCGATGAATCACGGTGGCTTTGTGGAAGCCCGGTATGTCAACGATGAACAGCAGTCGAGCCTATCTGTTTCGTTTGATAGGCCAAGCGACCTGGAAAGCATTAGTGTCGAAGAGCTTTTTAACCGACTAGACGAAGCGCGCGACAAAGCCCTCAAAAGTTAGCGATGACTTCCGCCCTGGTGCAGAAGTCCGCCAGGGCGTAGCTCTTGGAGCAATACTTCGCGAACCAGATCAGCAGTGGATGAATCTTCAACACGCAGCTCAGATAAAGGCGCGCTGCAAAGACGCGCTCGCTCAAGCATTTCTTGGTGAATTACGCCTAACTGCTCAGCCGAAAGCCCATCTTTTTTGATATAAACCTTGTCTTGCTTACCTTCCAGCGAAGCCCTTATTGCTGCTAGCTCAGCGCCTTGAGTGTTAAGCGCCTGACTTAGTGTTTGAATCTGATTTTCCAATTCAGCAATGTCTTGCATGGTTTGCTTATCCATAAATCACCTCACACTCGGCCAACACCAGGAAAGGCGCGGGTTGGCAACACGCCGTTTTGCCCAAAGCGTAAGCGGCAATCACTCAGCCGCTTGCCACATTTATCATCACCAGCCGCCGCGGTGCTGCCGTTTGGCTCCCACTCCCCGCTGCCTGCATAGGGGCAGGTCACGCCCTCATAGCGGTACTGGGTGCCATCCCACCAGCGGTACCGGTGGGTACAGCTATCACGCAGCACCTGCCGGGCGGGCACCTTCCGCCCCTCCTGATCCATCTCTACCGACAGCTCAAACGTAATGGCCGTGCGGTTTTGGGCCTGCTTGCGCTCGATGGTGTAGTGATCGACCGGGAACAGCGCCTCCGGGTCCGGGTCGGTGCCGTCGTCTAGGTGCTTACGGTACGTGCGTAAGCGCCGGATGGGCGCCCCGATCAAATCATCCGCGCTCAGCACCAGGCTTAAAAAGGCCAGCTCCATGGCCGTGATGCTCAGCGTGGGCCGGGGCAACGTGCCCTGCCCGCTCCACTCGAACCCCTCGGCCTGAATCGGCAACGGCTGGTATTGGTAGCCGTTGAACAGCGCCGGCCCACCGTCAATTGGTGCAGGCGAGAACCGCAGAATACCGTCACCGTACTGCCGAGCATCAAGCTCGAATACGGTGACAATCGCGTCTTGCTCCAACCGCTGAACGTCTGAGGAGATCATAAGCCGAAGTCCTCCGTAAACGTCGCTGTCAGCGAGTAATGCTGAAAGCCTGTATACACGTGCGAGGGCGCTTCCTTGCAGACCACTTGCACTGTTTCGCCTTCCTCCGGTATGTCCCACAGGAAAGCGGATACGCCCTTGCGAGCGAGCAACCAGTCTCTAAGTAGCTCCATTTGAGCTTGGGTTATGAGCGACCACGTTACCGACCAGCTACGTCGCACGCTGTTAAGGCCAGCAGGGCGCCGCTGTTCGTAGCCATCACCAAACTGAACGGCATCAACGGCAAACGAGGGATTGCCCGACAAACCATAATCCGGCTCGCGGCCAATGTCTGGTAGAAAATCCATAGGTTTACCTCTTGTCCAGCATGCCGCCTGGGCGCTGTTCGCGGGTGAGCGTTTGCATGATTCGGGCATCAATCTGCTGACTGATAGCGCGGCCTTGATTGGCGGCGTCCTTTTCGCTCATGCCGGGCTGTGCCTGCACAGTGACCGGGGCGTTTACCACGATGCTAGGGGCGCTACTGTACGATGCGGAGCCGCCGCCCACATAACCACCACTCGCATAGCCTTTATTCAGGCTTTCCAGGGCAGGGCGAACGCCTGGGCGATCCACCACGCTCTTTTGCACCACGAACTCGCCTTTATGCACGATGCCCGCAGGCTGGTACTTGCCGCCTGGGCCGGTATAGCCGCCGTTAGAGAAGGCGATCTGGCTCGTGAAGTCTCCGCCGCCGTAGCCAGAGACGAACCGGGCCGAGCTTGATGGCACCAGACCGCCGCTTGAGAAGGGGAGCAGTCCGCCCATGAAGCCGCCGCCACCACCAAAGAAGCCAACGGCCGCTGTCACCGCTTGATAGGCCATCCATTGCGCGATCATCTCGCCGATGGCCGCCACGGCGGTTTGAGCCACGCCTTGCATCAAGGATTGGAAGCCGTCCTTAAAGCTGGACTGCTGAAACAGCACGTCCGAGAACATCTGGCCGAAGCTGCGCGTGAAATTCGAGGCCATGTCCGCGTTCAACTTATCGAAGTCGGAAAAGGCATTCTCCGCGCTTGCCAGCCATTCGCCCCAGTAGTCCTGCTCGTTAGTGCTGGCCAGCGGGTCAGTCGGTGCACCCACGCCGCCACGGCTGCCGATCTCGGAGCCAAAGCCGCCGCCGCTACCGTAAGCACCGGCTGCCGTTTGCGTGCTCATTTGAGCCTGCTGTAGCCGATTAAGCGCCTCTAGGTAACGCATGACGCCCATCTCGCCTTTGGCCCACGCGAGCGTTAATAGCTCCTGCTCCTCGCGATAAGTACGCTGGGCAGCCTCTACGGGGAATAGACGGTCGGTGAGGGTTTGGAGGGTGCGCTCGAATTGCTCGGCCTCGCGAATGGATTCACGCTGCGCCTTCGTCAGCTTATCTGTAGCCTCGCCAGTGTTGTTTAGCCTATCCATTAGCTTATCTAGCTCTAACTGCAGCGTTTGAGCTGAGGTCTGACCTTCGTCAAAACCCTCGGCAACAACGCCAAAGCCATTTCTGGACATTCTGGCAATGAAGGCGGCTTCTGATATTCGATCTCCTAGCGCTGAGAAGTCATCAGCCAGGAATTGAGCGCCGTTGCCAATGGCATCAAATGCCTCTCCAAGGTAATCGCGGCTCATGTTGTCGCGGAAAGCAGCGCCAATTTCATCAGCAGCCCCCGCCATCGTGTCGACGAAACCGCTTTTAAGGTTTTCAATCGCGGCATTGAACGCGCTAAAGGTTAGATCGCCACTAAAGACAGCTTGAATTGACTCCCAGAAACCGCCTGCCACTCCAAGGATATTGTCAAAGGCATCACTGAATAGCGTCTGCATGGTGCGAGTGACAATACCGACCACATCAACGATGGTGCTGAAGTAGCCAATCACAGCATTGATAGTGGTCTGAGTAATGGTGCCGAGGTTTCCCATTAGCGCCTTAAAGGTTTCCCAGGTGTAGGAGGCGACGGCGGAAACCGGATCAGAGATAGAGCTAAACGCGGCAATGATATAGTCAACAGCGGATCCAGTAGTTCCCTGAATCACTTCTGCATTCACTTGCCAAGTAGCTTGAAGCCAATCGCTTACGCTTGCCTGCGTATCGCCAAACTCTACCGTTGCGTTTCTAGCTGTGTATAGCGCGCCGCTCAAAGCGGTCACTGCGCTTGCGGCTAGGATAATAGGATTGGCTCGCATAACGCGCATCAGCGCCACCTGAGCCGCATTAGCCGCCCATGTGGCGGCAGTAAGGCCCACGTATGCGCCAGTTAGCGCACCGACTGCGCCTGCTGTAGCAGCTAGCGTTCCAGCGATTCGCTCAAGGTTGCGCGCTTGATCATCTGTGAGGTCGTTTGCTTCTTGAAATAACGGAAGCATGCCGTTGTAGACGCTGATAACGCCGGTTGCTGTGTTGATTACGTCTTGTAGCGCTGCACTCATTCCGCTATCGCGCCCAAGTTGCAACGTAGATTCGCCCACGGCAGAGCCGAACGACTTCATAGCACCTTCAAGTCCCGAGCCAAGCACCATAGCAGCCCGCTTAGCCGTTCCCTCTGCTAGCTCCAGCTCTCCGGTAAATTCATTAACGCGAACCGCCCCAGCAGCCAGGATGTTTGCAGCAACACCTGCTTCAGAACCGAATATTTCAAACGAGTCGGTCGTATCTATATTCGCTTGTTGGAGCTTTGATAGAACATCAAGTAGACCGTTTTGCTCAATATTAACGTCTGCAATAGATAGCCCATACCCTTCGAGCGCTGCGGCGGCCTGGGGTGTCACCTTAGATAATTGACGAACCAACCCGAGCAAGCCTGTGCCTGCCCGAGAGGCCTGCAAGCCAGCATCTGACAGTACGCCAATAGCGGCAGCGGTCTCTTCAATAGAAATACCAGCAGTCGCAGCAATAGGCGCTGCATAAGACATTGCCTGGCCTAGCTGCATAATGTTTGTATTTGAGCCTGCAGCAGCAGCAGCGAGCACATCATTGACACGGCCAAGCTCAGAGACCTGCATCTGCATCCCGCCCAGCACGTTCGAAGCGAGGTCAGCCGCGCTCGCAAGATCCATGCTGCCAGCGGCAGCCAGCTCAAGTAGGCCTGGCGTAGCTTCTAGCACCTCATTGACGTTAAAGCCCGCCATGGCGAGGAAATTTTGAGCATCGGAAGCTTGTTTGGCGGAAAAGATACTTGTAGCACCTAGAGAGCGCGATTGATCCTCAAGCTCTTTCATCTGAGACGCTGTTGCGCCAGATACAACCTGCAGGCCGAGCAAGCTTTGCTCAAAAGCGGCAGTCTCTGTAACCAATCGGCCAACGCTAAAGCCGCCCGCAACCGCTCCAACTGCAGCGATAGCTATTTTTATCGCCCCTAATCCAGCCGTTAGTCGATCACCCGCGTCCTCAGCCTTATCCAGCTCACGCCCAAATGACTTTAGATTGCGCTCCCCAGAGCGGCTATCAACTACCAACTCCAGTCGACTCTGGTAAGCCATAGCTAAACTCCAGGCACAAAAAAGCCCCGGCGGATGCCGAGGCTAGAGAATAGAAAACCCGCCGAAGCGGGTTATGGTTATTTGGTGTTTAGTTGCAGAGCTTCAGAGCCCTTTGAATCACCGGTCCCAGGCTTATCTTGGTGCCAGGTATTGCGGGATTGTCTCGCCATATTGGGTCAATTGGCGCATGCCCCATCTGCTTCGCCACGCCATTTAATTGATAAACGGTTCCATCGGCAACGAAAACTGCAGCAGGCCCACGCCAGCACTCCAATCGACCGCTATCAACGGTGAATGGCCAGTTCTCGCCATATTCCTCACGAGAAATCTCGCCAGTATCCGCGCTTACTGATTGGCTTTCCATATCTGTTCCAAGCTCCGAAGCGGTTCCTATCACCCTGACGCTGAGGTCTGGCGTGTAGTTGGTCGTGGCCCAGTAACCATAATCACTGTCGCCATCTATTTGATAACCGATAAACGTATTACCCTCTCCCCCTTGATGAAGATAGGCGGCGACCTCGGCCAGCTGCTGCTCGCTGATGCGGTTAGGCAGCAGAACCTCAACGCTTCGCTTGAACTGGTCTGATTCATCCTTGATGACTTCAAATTCTACGTTTGGCCTGGGCTTATCGGTCATGCCTGTATCCTCGCTGGTAGCCGTTTGCCCGAGGAAGTAAAGCGATACTAGAGAGAGGGCGGCGATGGTCGCTATGGGCTTAAGCATTGCCTAGGTCCTTTTTCACCAACGTCAGCACAACCTCTACCAATAATCTCATCATCTTCCTTTTTTTATTTTCCTGTGGAGGCTGTGCCATCACGCATTGATGCAACAAGCTCTTGCGCTATTCCAAAATCTGGCTCTTTCCTGAGTGTTTTAACGCCAAGCTCAGCTCGCTTGACAGAGTAAGAGTGGTCGAACTTGCAGCGATTGAAGTAGGGCTCAAGTTTCTTGATACGAGATTGCGGGGCTCTTCGATCACTCCCTATCGCATACATAATATGCGCTAGTGCATCATCGTGGCGACCTTCGAGGCGATGAATATTGGCGAAGTCCTCATTGATTGAGGATAGCAAGCTGAGCGTTTGAGCTTTGGTGAAGCCCATCTTGCCAGCATGGGAAAGCCAATGCCCTTGCTGTTCGTTTAGAAGTCGCCAAGCATCATTGTAGCGCTTCTCTTTGATGGCCGCTTTAGCGGCGTGCTTTACCCTTGCCGCCTCTCCTAGATGGTCCGTCATCCTTCCCCCTTGTTATTAATCGGCCTTATCTATTGGCTAGCCCCATGAACAGCCGTAACTAATATCGATTTGGGGATTAGTACACCCTCGTTAATATCGTTACGGAACGTCACTTCCCCATCCACGATGTATTCATCGCTATAGCCAAGTGTTTTTGGGTCGATGTCGTCAGCAAGCTCGATCTTAATGACTCTCTCACCGATGTTAGCCACTCGCCCAGACCAGCCTGATGTAGCGCTCTCTCTGTTTAAGGTTACGATTTGAAGCGTTGCGTTGACATAAGGCAGCTCCTGCTCAGTAGCCGTAAGGTCAGCGTTGAAATCCACTTCATCTATGGCTTCTCTTGGCAGGCTCATGTCAATTTCTCCACGTCCAAAAGTCATGGTTGCTTCTGGGTCATCTAGCAAAGGTGAGGCTACCGTAAGTGAATGCTGCACCGCCTTTTTGGTATTCCTCTTCACCGCTCGCTCGGTAGCTCCCTTAACGTCTTCAGGCGGAAGTCCTACGTAGTCAGCAGTAATATTCACTGTGGTGTTGTAGCTATTCTCGATGTTGCTTGAATCTGAGCCCTGAAAAACCGAAAGGGCGCTCAACGCCCCTGTCACAATGAGCATGCTTATCAAGCTGCCAAAAATTACCTTGGTCAATTTTGGATGCTCCTTGAAGAACCGCTCAATAGCTGCCTTTTTTCAGGATCGTCCAAAATAAACCGGCAGACAAATTCCTGGGTAAGGCTACCTGACTCAACTTTGGACACCCTTAGCTCATAATCCTTCCCCAGATCGACGCCTGTTAGTTCGGCGATAAGCTCAGGAAATCGCTTGGACAGCTGATCCAGTGCTAGCAGTGAATTTGCTATTCGCTGTATTGGTACAGGGTTTTTGGTTGAAAAATAAATATTTAGCGGTATATCGATGTACGACTGATCAGCTTCCGGCGCCATTAGCTTCCCTTAAAGTATTTGTCGATAGCGCCTCTAATGAGCGCTCTAACAAATCTTAGCCGCAAGGGGAGGAAGGCGCTAGAGGTGCTGATTTCTATAGATGAGCTGGAGCACAACGACACCAAGGACCCTGTAATCCGATTTCTTCACCTGGGTAACCGGGAACTGAGGATTTAGCGGCCTCAGAAACGTTTCTCCTCCCGGTTCAATTACTAGGCGCTTGAAGGAGACCCCATCTTCGACCGCGACAATGACATCACTGCCATTGGTCGCCTCCACGTTTGGGTCTACGACGATGAGGCACCCAGGAGGGTATTCTGGCGCCATGCTTTCACCCATGATTCGCAGGGCGAACGCTTCATCACTGGCGATCTCTGGGATGGCGATATAATCCTGATACAGCATTGCGTTGCGCTGAACAGGGTCACCCAGCCCCGCCCATGTCAAAATCGGCACGTGAGGGGCTGTCAGTGAGCTTTTCATGCTCTCCTCAGTGAGGATGTCAATATCTGACTCGTCATCACCAAATTCCAGCCATTCTGCCGTAGTAGACAAAGCTGCCGCTAGCTTCTCGAGCGTGTCTAGCCTTGGCTCGGATTTTCCGCGCTCATAGGCCGATATTTGTCGCTGACTAACCCCAGAAAGCTCGGCAAGCTGTGCTTGGTTAAGGCCGATTTTTTTTCTTATATATTTCAGTCTGCTAGATAGTTCCGGCTTGGCATAGGCGTCGCTCATAGTCATATTTCCTAAAAAAATACTGATTTTAGCTTTACTAGAGTCTTTTACGACACTAGGATTAGTCGTGCAAGGCCAATTAAACGACTTAGAGAGTATTTTATGACTACTGCAAACATGCACCCTACGTCTATCCGGCTCCAGCCTCACGAGGCTGAACGCATCCGAGAGGCAGGCAATCTGAATTGCCGCTCTCTAGCTGCCGAGCTTCGTTATCGCGCCCTTGCATGGGATGAAATGAAGGAGCGAGCAGAAAAAGCTGAGCAAGCGATGTATCAAATGCTACTGGGCGGGCAGGCCCAGCAGCGCGGTTAAAACCCAATCGGCAGGAATATAACCATGAACGATTCTAGCACTGGTGTCGTAACTGTTCCATTTAATGGAAATGACTTATACCTCATTGAGCATGAAGGTCAGCCTTACACACCCATGAAGCCAATTGTTGACGGCATGGGGTTGGACTGGCGTGGGCAGCAGGCAAAAATCAAAGCCAATCAACGCCGTTGGGCAACTATGGAGATTTCCTCCATAGTTGCGGCGGATGGAAAAAAACGCTCAATGATCTGCATTCCGTTACGTAAGCTGCCCGGATGGCTCATGACGATCATGCCAAACAAGGTCAAAAACCCCGCGATCCGAGAGAAAGTCGAACAATACCAAGACGAGTGTGATGATGTTTTGTGGAGCTATTGGACTAAGGGAGTCGCCATCAATCCGCGCATCCCACTAACCCCGGACCACCAGCGCGGCATTCAAAAGGCCGTAGCCCGCCGCGCCCAGGCATTACCAAAAGGCTTGCAGCGCTTGGCTTACTCTCGCCTCTATAGCCACCTGAAAGATCGCTTCGACGTAGCCAAGTACGATCAGATACCGGACGAGCAATACACTCAGGCGCTCGCAGCTATCGAGACTTGCGAATTGGAAGGGGAGTGGATGCCTGCTCCGGAAGAATCTACTAGCCGCCTGGATATTCACTACCCGCTCGAACGCTGGTCAGAAATTAACTCAGGACTGGCTTATGCATGGAAGCATCAGCCGCCCTTGGGGTGCAAGGGGCGTCAAGCGCGATTCGTGTGGCCTGAGCATGTATCTGGCGATCCAGCCCATAGCGTTTCTCCCACTCTGATGCTGCTGGGCGAGCTCGTCGCCGCTGGCTATGACGTTGGAGCTTGCCGGGCAGAAGTGCAGGCCATGCGTAGTATGCTGGACGATCTGAGCAGCGTGCATAGCCGCATTCAGGAGGCTTTAGGTCGCCAAATTTCCTACCCTGTTATTTTCAGCCACTAACCGCCCAGCCCCGCTCCGGCGGGTTTTTGCATGCTTCAAAAAAATCGCCCAGGGTAGGGTGCAGCTAGATTTTTTTGAAATCGGGCTCAAGGCGCTGTTTGATGAATCGGCTCACTTTGCTGTTATGCTGTCGAGGTTCGGCGTAAAAACCATCTCGAACTCTTCTAAAAACCTCTAGGCTAAGCGTTTCGCGAGGTTGCAAATCGCCAGCCTCGACGCCCATCTGCAGCCGATCAGCATTAAATACATTTGAGTCGCGGTAATAGACGAAACTTTGATGTCGGATAAATGGATGATCGCCAACATCAAGGAGGCAGGCTGGGTCGACATACGATCCAGCGCGTACAGATGATATAGCTACCATCAAAACGGCTTGGATTCCAAGAACTGGGCAGTATAAGGGGTCGTTCATCACAAGGTGTAAATGGTCACGGTCTCCAACGTGCATCATCAACGTGCCTTTTTGGAAGAACGCCCTAACCATTAGAGGTAATCAGCCATCTTTTGACTAAGCTGTCTCTGCGAATGCAACTGACCAGCAGACGCCCTTGCTTGATCATCGCTTCTTCCTAGAGCCTTGAATATCTCATAGGGAGTAATGGGGCGAGAGCTACCATGAGGGTCTTTCCATTCCTGACAGTGATCGTGAGTATAATCTCTGATATCAAACTTAGCCATGTGGCCGAATTTTCGATACACGGCATCCATGATTTCCATGTCGGCAACACTGAGCTCAAGAAAGAAGTATTCATCTTCATGGTCAACAGGCTTTTTTAGAGATACCTCATGGTTAGCTTCGTCAGCTATCCACTCATCCCAGTCGCCTTGGCTCGTACCCTTCATCAGATCGTAAGTACGAGAGAGCACCGGGCCGTGCGGCATTGAAACCATCCGGTCATCAGATATTGTGTACCCAAACCGATCCAGGCACTCGCGGTCTGCGAGGTACAGGAGCTTCATTAGCTTCAGGTAAGGCATACGCCCCTCGCTTTTATCGAGGAAAAACGCTGCCATCTGCGCCACTTTTGCTTCACTGAACATTTCGCCTCCCGCCAGCCAGAATGGCTGATTACTCATCTTTGAGCGATGGGCAGCATAATTGCAAGCTGACTTTGTTTCAAGTTGATGGTGGCTTGAAATTTTACAAATTGAGACGGCTCGCAAGAGCTGCCTTGATCGCTAACACTCACTTCGATCACTAAGTATCACAAAGGTTCGCATTATGCGTCGAACGCTTCTGGGTGGTGATGCCGCTGAAAAAGAGTGCAGCCTCCTGGCTTCAGGAGGCCTCAATGCGATAGCGACAACTAGCTCAATGGCAAGCACAGCTGCATGAGCTGTCTCCGGCAGCGCTCGCTTGCTTCCATCCTCCGCTTCTCCAAGCGCCAATGAGCGAGGGGTAGGGCATCCTTACCCTGTACGTTTCCCCAGCCTGCCCATTGCTCAGACATGCTGATACGCTCCAGGCTCACCACAAGCGAAGGAGGTAGTATCAATGTCAGATGACGCTCGGCGAATCACAGCGCTACAAGAAAAAATCGACCGACTCGAGAATGATCTTAAGAGGGTCTCAGAGGTGAACCGCGCTACCGACGCCGCCACCATCTTTGCTCTCACGGGTATCATTCAATCGCTAAAGCACACCCAGGGATTTCAAAACAATGTTCTGGTGGGCCTAGGTTACCGATATTTAGAAATGTGGCCTTTCGGCAACCTCACCGATAACGAAGAAACCAGAGAACAGTACAAAACCCTCCTAAATACCCTTATCACGGCTACCGATGGTGGCTTTGAGAAGCGACCCGAGCAGGGCGTATAAGCTCAGGTCGTAATTTGTTTTGATCAGAAAATAACCGCTGGCCTTGGTTATCCTTCAAACCTGTCAAGGTCAGCGGGCATGACGGCAGCTCTTTTTTCATGCTCATTATCTAGCCTCATTCTGGTTATCACAGTGACGGACCTAGTCTAAATCCTTGCCAGCCCCTAGAGGGTCCGCCGACCGCTGCCGACGTCTCTCCAGGGTTCTTTCTGAAAGGTTCTAGGGATGGGTCGCGCCGGGCATGGCGCACAAAACCGCCTCAGTGGGCGACTTTGGCTTTGCTAGGCTTCTTTTGCTGACTGTCTTTCCAGCGGATCCATGCGTCGTCCATGGCGCATATCACGGCCACGGCCTCGTCGCTTTCGGCGGGCAGTTCCAGCTTTTCAATCAGGTCGATGATATCTAGCGGCGGCAAGGGCAGGGGTATGCCGTGCGTGTGCGGCCGACCTCTCGCCGCCAGCCAGTATGTGTCGAGCCAGAACAGGGTTCGATCATCGGCGTCTGGCCTCTCGGCTTGTTTTGACATGCCAAGCTTGGCGGCAATGGCGGCCATTTTGGTTTCTTTCCCGGACGCCCGTAGGTCGTACTCCAGCACGGCTACCGCTTTTTTTTCTGAGTCGCGACGTCATCTCGGTAGAAGTTTTCATTGCGACGCGCCTCAACCAGCAAGCCGTCAGCCAGCTCGGGGTCGTCAATCAGCAGCTCGATAGCCGCTTCCCGAGAATAAGGCAAAGGATTGCCCTCGATATCCATTACGTCGTTGCCCCAGCCGCGCAGGATGCCGTCAGCAATGATCTCGGCATTGGCGCGAATACGCTCCTCACCTGTTTTCAGCGATGCTTTGCGCACCTCCTCAACTACGTCGAGAGCCTGAGCATTACCAGCGCGCGCGATGATCCACTTGGCACCACAAACTTCGACTGGCACGCCTTCGTTCACTTTTTTACGGTCTACTCGACCAGCTTTGTAGCCCATGGGTATCTCCTTCCGCTCCGCAATAAAAAAGGCAGCCAGGGCGCGGAATTCCCTGACTACCGAAAGGATTAAGGTGCGAGTACGCGAGTGACCTTCACGGGCGTTAGCTTCGCGGTGAAGTTGAGCTGAACCTGAATGATTGACTCGTTGCCACCGTCAGGAAGATCGCCGTCAAGCTCCGCCTGGGGAATTTCAAACGTGTAGCTATTGCCCGCCGCGTCTTCCAGCGGGAACACGATGCCCACAGCCTCGCGGGTCAGCATCTTTTTCCAGATTTGGTAAGAGGCTGCCGACCATGCCAGCGTGACCTGGCCGGTAATATTGGCTCGCGTGGCAATCAGCGCGCCCGGACCGGCCCGACCCAGGCAGCGCTGCACCTGCATGGTGTTGTCGATCGTCATCGACAGGGCAGATACGCAGGCTTCGCCCGCCAGCGTTTGCCCGTTAATTAGGACGTCGCCGACTGAGGTGGCCGAACCCATTGGGACGGTCTCGGTGGGCGGGTTGATGGTATCGCCGGTCGTGGGATTGGTGGTGCCGTCCTCGCTTTCGAGCGCCATGCCCGTGAAGGTGCAGGTGATCTTGCCTTCTTCGGGGATTTCCAACGCCAGCGTGCCGATATGCAGGCCTCGAAACGTGGCCCATACGCCAATATCCTGATAGCCCTTGACGTGGGTGAAGGTGTGGCGAGAGCTCCCCACTTCGAGAACGTCAGCGGTCCAGTCGCCGTAAAAGGCGGCTTCGAGTAATTGGTCAAACGACACCGCCGAGAACTCAGCGCTCAAATCCCCTTGATAGTCGAGGGAAGTGATAATCGAGCCGCCCGCCATTCGATCAGCGCGGATTTCCTCGCTCGTCTCGGTGCTGACATTCGGCGTCATGCTGTTTCCGGTCAGGCGCAATGTATCCCAAGTGGGATCAGTGGGCGTCACGCCGGGCGTGGTTTCTGCGACAAGGTAGCTGACAATCTGAGAGCCGCTAGACATGGGTATCTCCTATGGCCGTTTCACAGGCATAAAAAAGCCCGCATTAGCGGGCCATTGGGGTGATGTAGTGGGTGGTTATTACAGCAAGTGTGTTCGTGTGTCGCTTTTGCGGATGTTGTCCTTTGCCCACATGGGGCGAAGGTTGGTTAAGCAGTTGATTACAGCAGGATCTCTCTCCCCGCTACGAATATGCTCAGCAATTGAAACAATATGATCTATGTGCCAGCTGCCATAATTATCCCAGGACATGCCTTTGACGAATTGCTTTTCAATATGCTCGCGGAGCTGAGCGGGGCTATAACCAAGAACTTCGTGAGTACGGTCGGTTTTCTCACCAAAACTTCGATCTAAAGTTCTATGCAGCAAAGAATACAAAAGCAGGCGAGGCCTGTTCTTCTGCCTCCATATCTTTCGGCGCGAATTGATTCGTTGCCTATTATTTTTCGCCCAAATCATTGAATTCTTGCGGTGTCGATCGGCATTTTCACTTCGCCATTGCTGACCTTTAGCCAAGGCGATATCTCTGTTTTTCCAGTACCATTTTTTGGCGTTCGCTTTAATCTTCTCTGGATGGTTCTCTCTCCACGCCCTACTTTTAGCAAGAGACTTCTCTCGGTTTTCTGTAAACCATTTGGCGTTATAGGCAGTTTTGCATCCCTTGCATTCTTTTCGTTTGCCGTCTTTCGCTTCCTTTCGAGAGGTGAACTCCGATAAAGGCTTTATTTCATGGCATTGGCTACATTTCTTTTGGCCTTCTAGAGAAAGCCGTAAGTCATCCTCTTTTTTAGCCAGCCTTTGCTGCGGATCGTCTTTTAGCTTCCAGGCTTTATTGGCAAGCGACATGCACTTTTTACATTGAGCATGCTTGCCGTCCTTTGAGTTTTTTCTGTTACGAAACTGGTCAAGCGGCTTTAGTTCGCCGCACTTACTGCAGGTCTTGGTCATAACGTTCGTCTCACGTTATCGTCATGAAGGAGTGCAGCAGGGAGTGACGTACTCCTTTTCGGCTGGCCGGCCTAGCTGCACATCTTAATTATATCACCCCGCCCTAAAAGGAACACTCACCAAATACATATACCATCCTTCAGTAGGGCCGACGCGCTGCGCACTTGCGGTCAATAGCTCAAGATTACCACTACGATAAAATTGGAGATGTTCGGATATTGAGTCAGCAATCAATGCAGCGGGCCTTGAACCAGAATTAATAGGCGTAAATATTTGGCACTGTACAATTCCGCTGCGCCTTATTCCTGGCTTATCTCCCTTGTAGGGAGCGAAGCTATCGCCATGCTGAATCGTACAGCGCACCCATGATTGCTTGGCCTCAATGGCCGCTTTCAGCGCTGGCGACTGGGGCGCGCCGTCATACTCGACCGGCACGCCGTCCCAGCTCGCCAGTCGGCGCTCGATGGCCAGGCGGATGGATTCAAACGTTGGATTCATCGTCCGTAGCGCTCCCGCGTGTTGTTGGCCGCGATGGCGTAGACACCCCTTGGCGCTTGCCCCGACCAGCCTTTCTCGATGCGAAGCCCGTAGGCGATGTTCGTCTGGATCACGACGCGTTTGAATGGCTGGTTAGCGGTGCTGGCCAGAATGCTCTCGGCTTCGCGCAGCGCTTCTGACTCGCTGCGCTCTGGTACGAGGTTGCGATCCTCGCCATCGACGGTAATAAAATGCGAACCGCGGTAGGCGCCGGTGTCGACCGGCGAATGCAGGATGAGCTGCTGCAGGGCGAACAAGGCCACCTCGTTGACCTGTTTGCTCATCTGCGATTCGACCTCTCGCGCGAAGCCGCCCAGCGGCATAGACCATCCGCCTCTAGCCATGTCAACTCCTCCGCAGATTCAAAATCCAGAGCGTATCGGCGGGATCTTTGCCAACGCTCATCACCGTCAGACCATTAACAACGTCATCAACGGCAGGCGCCCATTCTGTCTCAACCTGCATCACTAGGCGCTTGGTGTCAGTCGCTAGGATGTTGACGCCGTCAATCTGCTGGGTGCTCCACGAGCCTTTAATCCAGCGGCCTTGCCATGTTTCGGTAGTGGTGCCGTATTGCCCGGTCGCTGGGTCGTATGCACCGCCTGCCGTAACGCGGCTAGCCTCAAATGGCTCGGTCGCGTCGGATAGCTTGCCGTCGAGCGCCTTGGGCAGCTTGGCGTTGGTGCGATCCTGGATATATCCCATTAGAGCCTCGACAGAATGCGAACGCTTGAGCCGAAGGGGTTAAGCCAGGGGCGCAACAAGTCGCGGATATAAAGCATGTCGCCAGCAACAGCACGGCTGCCATCTTGGAAGCTGGTTTCTACTTCAACCGTGTCAGCTTTAACGCGCTCGCTTTTAACGTCGCCGTCACTATCGGCGTAAAGCGTACCGGCGGCTGCCATCTTGGACAGATACGCCCCAGCCCGGGTGATACGCTCATCGTCGACGTCGACTGGAACGCCTTTCGCCGTGAGCCAATCGTTTGCCTGTTGGACAGCCAATGGCTTAGCTGAGGCGTCGGCCCACTCACTGCCGAGCAGCGAATCGACCTGTTCGACAGTGATATAAGCCATGACTTACTCCGGGTCTTTGGTCAGCTCGGCGTACTGCTTTTCGAGCGTTTCGTCTTTGGTGTTGGCACCGGGGCGCTTGCCGGTAGCCGCTTCGATGGCGTCCATCAGCTCTTGGCGGCGGGCAATCTCGCTGCCCGAGGGCTCAGACTCTTGATCACCGCCATTCTTTTGTCGCAGCGAAGCAAAATAGAGCCGGTTGGCATCAGCCAGAGATGCTTGGTTCATGTAAGCCTCCTAAAAGTTAAGGCGACCTATTGGCCGCCTTTTCCTCTTAATATCAATCGATTATCCGTTGACCTGCAAGAACGCGATTGGCACAGACTTGCGCTCGTAAACACGGTTCCAGTTGCCAGCAGCAGCCAGCTCGGAAAGCGTAGGGCTCTCACCAGCCACAGAAGAGCCGGTAAATGCAAAGCCGACCGGATGAATGATGTCTTGGCGGCGGCTATAGATGATCTCTTGGCCGCCACCGTTACCAGTCTCCGGCTTACGATCAATCTCAGAAGCCTGATCAGGCTCCGCGTAACCCCATAGCATCGCGCCAGTGCCGAACAGCGCAGCCGTGTAGGTAATGCGGTTTGTACCAGCTACGGCGGGCATTCCGTCATCAACAATGACGTTGTAGCCCAGGTAGGTCGGGTATAGCAGGCCCGTCTCAGGGTCGCGCTCGTACTGGATGAGGTTTTGAGACTGAAGCGAGGTGTACAGCACAGAATGCAGCGCAATGCCGGTCAGCTCGCCAGCCGCATCCCCCATGGTCTGCTTGGCTGCAAGAACAGCTTCGCCGCTGATCTTCTCGTCGGCAGTGGGCGCGCCTGCGGCGTCGGTCGCCACGCTATACACCATGTCTTCGCCGTCATTGGCGACGTTATCGGCCAGCACGCCCATCAGCGATTGAATGGTCCGTTTCTGAATCTGCGTGGCCCAGTAGACGCCGATTTTCTGCGTAATACCGTCCAGCGGGTCTTTTAGGGCTAGCTCACGCGCCAAGTCCATGGCGGACCATGACTGGTTCATGAAGGCTTTGCGCCCCATTTGCAGGCCACCCGACATTTTCTGAGGGGTAGAGCTGGTAGTGGGGTCGTCGCTCGAGTAGTTGGGCTCAACATCAGCCAGCGGCTTGTAGAACGGCAGCTCGATAGCTCGGCCCGGTCCTGCGGCAAAACCATCAAGCTGGCCATCGCGCTGCATGACGCCAGATTGATAGAAGCGGTTTGCAATGGTTGACGCTTCATCAACACCCTGGTTGAAGGTCGTCGGTTCGTAAATATCGCTAATGCGAGTAGTGGCCATGAGTAAATCCTCGTAGGTCGATGGCTAAGGGTTTTGGGATCGGCGCAGCCGTGATTTGGGACGGCGGCGCAGCCACCGACCCCGGTTTGGTTACTCTTGAATGCCAGCCTCGACCATGAGGCGCTTGGCTAGCTCTGGTTCGTGGCGCTTGATGCGCGCCTGTTCGGTCAAGTTCCGCTGGTCTGATTTCCAGGGATTGACCTTGGTAGATGCGTTGCCGTTATTGCCCGGGGCGTTGCCGCCTTTCGGCTGAGGGAAGATGTACGGATGGGATTCTCGCAGCTGCTCGGCCGCCCACTCCTCGAACGTGAGCGCGCCTTGTTTGCCGGTGACGATATTGCCGTCTTTGTCGCGCAGTACCGGCTCGCCGTCCTCAAGCTGCCATTGGCTTTTAGCCAGCATCTTGACCACATCCAGCGCTTCGGGGATAACACCCGCCTTTGAAGCGGCTGCCATGGCGCGGTTATCCACCAGCTCTTGGGTTAGCTTCTGCTCCAGCGTATTGGCTCGATTGGTGGCCTCCTCAAGCTGCTGCTGCCATGACTGCTCGGCGCTCTTGCGCTCGGCGTCCCACTTCTCCTTGTGCTTTTTGATGATCTCGTCGGTTTTACCCTCGGCGGCAAGGCGTGCCATCTCGTCGTTCTCAAGACGGTCCATCATGGCCTTGACATCTTCGGGGCTGCGCTCGCCAAAAGCGGACTGCAAGCTGGTAAGCGTGCCCTCCATCTTCTTGCGCGAATCACGCTCCTTTTTGAGCTCATCAAGCACTTGCTGCTTATTCGTTTCTAGACCGGCACGGTCTTTCTGAATCGCGTCAGCAATGGCCTTGCGCTGTTCTTCGTCCTCAACGGTCGATTCCAGCAGCTTAAGTAGTTCGTCCATCTATTCCCTCCAGGCGCAGCCTGTATTGCATGTGAGCCCAGCGCAGCTAGGCATAAAAAAGGCCGCCCGAAGGCAGCCTGTTAGAAAGAATTGGGGTTACGTGAGGCGCCGAAGCTCTTCAAGCGCGTCGTTATCAAGCGTGATGCTCGCGGTGTGATCAGGGCCGATGCCAATGCATAGATCAGTGTGCGGCGTGACGTAGGTGCGTTTCACTGGAGATCCTGCTAATCGGTCACTGCTGCGGCGAAATAACTCGGCCAGTAGTTCAAGGTCTGTGAATTGATCCATTTCGCCTCCGTCGGCTACAAAAAAGCCCCGGCGAATGCCAGGGCTTGAGTGAAGTAGTGGTGCTTGGTGATTAGTCGTTTAGCGAGCCGAGCCTAAGCTGTATGGCCATGCTCAGCTCCCAATTCATCTTCATGATGATCAGGTCGTGAACGGTGGCGATACCCACTTGTTGTCGCTGCCAGCATTGCCACCACGTGAGGAATTGAGCGTCGCAGGGTGTCATGGCGACAGCTTACCCTATGCAGCGTCGCCAAACACCTCGCGGAAGTCTTTCGCGTGCCGCTGGCGAAGCTCTGCAATCGTATACTTAGTGCCATCGGCGCGAATCATCTGGCTAATGCTGATTTTGCCTTCCTGAAACAGCTTATACCGCGTGGGCCCGAAGTATTCCCGTGCAAACGCAGCGTTATCTGAGCGCTTCAAGAAGTCAGTCATTGAAGTAGATGCGCGCACTTGCCCAACCATATCGTCTGGCCGCTTATCCTTGGGAATCTGCCGGATAGGCCGAAATGCCTTCACGTATGGCCGGTTACCTGCGATGCGTCCGCCAAAGTAAGGCGCGATAATCGAACGACAGCCATAGTGCAAAGGAGGTCGGGGGTAATTGCTTCCTATATTGTAAGTGTTTGAATCTAAAGAAGAACATCTAAGTGTTGTTCGGCCATCAATCGTGGCGACGAATACCACCTGCTCAACGCCTAGCGCTTGGTAGGTTTCGTCATATGACGTATTCGCCAAGTGAGTGCGGCCAGTGCGGACAATCGCCTGCAAGTTATTGCGCGTCGTCTTCATTACGCCATCGCTGTAGTTCATGCTCTTAGTGCCACGAAGGGCGCGCACTATTTGGTCGGTTGTTTCGCCTTGAGTGACGCCTTCACGAATCCGGCTGATTACGCGGGCCTTGGTCTCGCTGCCCACCTCTTTCAGCGCGTCCTCAATGAAGATGCCCAGCGCTGGCGTTTCCATTGCTTGCTTATAGACCGCTGCGGCGCTAATGGTTGCCGCTGGAGCATCAACCAGGGTTTCCCGCATCAGGTCAACGATAAAGTCTGACTCTGATTGTGTGAATTCTATCGCACCGTCTTGCCACGTTGACATGATCGTGCTGCCAAGCGATGCCGCCCATTCATCAAGGAACTTAACGACGCCTTGCACACGAGTCGGTAAACGGTCAACGCGCTGCCCTGAGCGGTAGCGGCTTAAGGTGCGCAGCTCGCCAGGGGCGAGGTTATCAAGGCGCTCTAGCAGCTCCATCCCCAACGTACGGCCTGCATTACCCACCGCATCATTCATATCAGCCACTAGGCCGCGATTGTTTCGCTCAACGGCCAGGGCATTGCGCAGTACGGCATCAAACGCTAGTTGCTGTGCGCGCTCAATATCATCCATCACTCAACCCCTTCAGGCAGCGGCAAACCTCCCGTTGTCATCAGCGAAACCAGCTCTTTATCTGACATTTCAGTAAGGCCTGCTTTGCGCATTGATTCAAACAGCACTTCATTCGGTGCGCGATCAGCCATAACGATGTTGTAAACAACCTGCAACATCGCGTAATCAATGTCGTCAGGATTGAATTTCGGCACCACCTTAAACGTCACTTCATCAGGACTGATACCCATCCAGTAGGCGACGTATTTAAGCGCCTGCTCAACCGCCTCGGCAGCCGTAACGCAGACGCTGTAAAGCGCTGAATGTTGATCTGCCTGCCGAGCCTTACGCGCCTCGCCTGACTCTTGCCCACCAATATCGATGACCTTAGCACCCGCCTCGGCAGCGGAATTCTGCTGATCCTGCATGGCTTTACGCAACGCCTCAATACCCGCGCCCTGAAACTCTAGGTAACCGCATGAGCCGCCTTCCGGCAGCATCCAGGCAGCCATAGGGCCGGTGACACGCATATCGCCATCACCATTCATGGCAATCCATGGCTGGGGATGAGCGGTGTAGTGGAGTGACGTGTGGTAATCAGCTGATAGCTGGTAATACTTCAACGCCGCCTTGGCCATCGTTTGAAGCGGGATCTCGTCAACGTCGGGATTATTGTCGGTGCTGCCTGCGAACACGACCGGGATAAAGTTCAGCGGCGTTGACTGGCTGCCGCCGACTAGGCCGGGGTATTCCGCTTCTTCGATCTCGCTACCGGCATCATTCAGTAGGCGCACGCGGTACTGATTGTCGATCAAATCCAGTACGCGATAGACCGTCTCATACTCGGGCTTGAACTCATCGGCGCCGCCTTCCTTGAGGCGCTTCTCGCTGAACACCACTAGCGTTAGGTCTTGGCGACCGCCAACGTTCGATGTGAGCCAATTGGGGGCTGTCTCGGCGGTGTAGGTGGCGATGTAGGGATTGCCGTTATCGTCGAACTCAGCCAATAGCGGCTTGCGTCCTTTCGTCAGCAAATCAGAGACGATGCGAAGGTAGAGCTGCTTTAGCCCGAACCCATCGCAGGTGGCCTCATGCTCCAACGCCTTCATACGCTCAGGCAGGACGATCTCCGGCTCTTGCCTCGACACCAAGCCGACCATCGTGCGCAGCGAGTCTTTCACCCATAGCGGGTATTCTGCACGGCGCTTGTAAGCGAGGTAGAGCTGCTTAGCCTGCTCGGGCGTTAACGGGCTGTTATCCGTTGCTGCCAGGGATTCAGCCTCAATCATGCCGCTAGTCTTGGGCAGGTAGGTAACGCCACCACCGGAAATGGCACGCGGCCCAATGAGCGCGTCTTCCATTTCCTGCCATTCTTCGAGCATGGCGGCGTATTGTTCGTGCTGCGAAGTGACCGCCATAGTTAGCCTAAGCCTCCGATTCGTTTCATGCCGACTTTCGGCTTATGTATTGGGTACATGCGATGAATGAAGTAGCCAGCACCATCAGGCGCGTGGTCTAAGCCTTGCGTCTTGTCGGGCGCGCCGTGCTTGTCGTAGGCCTGCTGCTCAAGGCATGAGGTGTATTCAGGGCAGCGTTTAACGTTGACGCGGTACTTGCGCTCGCCTTTGGCGTTACAGAATGCTGAGCACATGGCGAGCACGCGGTCACGCACGCTCGGGTTAGCGTTATCAACCTGCACCGAAAAGCCAGCCTGACGAAGTAACGCCAGGTCATTGGTCGATGCATCTACCGTCTTGCGACCCTTCCCAGAAGCGTCGGGGTAAATCGTCAGCTTATGATCTTGATAGCGAACCTTTAGCAACTCGATCATGGCGGGCGTATCCAGCGCGCCAGTTAGCTCGCCAACAGCAATAGGGTCACCGTCGCGGATAACATGAATCACTGCGCTCATGGCCTGGACGTTGAAGTCCATGCCCACATGAAGATGCTCGCCACGCTGCTCAACGGCATCGCTGTTATTCAGAGTGCGGCTAAACGTGTGGTATACGCTCCCGCTTGTTAGGTTGACGAATTCACCCATGAGGTAGGCTTGCAGTAGTGCCTCGGGGTAAATATCCCGCAGCGAGTCGATGTATCCATCCGGTAGGTGTGGATTCGACTCAGTAGGCGCCTGAATGATGCGGTAGCCAGGGCGCGGGTTTTGCTTCCATGTTTGATAAACGAATCGAAAGCCCTCTGGCGTCGTGGTCACGCCGATAGTATTGGGCTTGCCGTCCGGTTTCTTTTGTCGGTTGCGGGACAGGATGCGTCGCCACACGTCAGCAGCATCTTTGGCTTTCAGCGTATCCAGCTCATCAACATCTGCGTCGGCATGCTCATAACCAATGATTCGAGCGGGCGCGTCCATCGACCTGAAGTAGATATGACCGTAACCGGGGATATGGATGTAATTAAGCGGCGACTTGTAAAGCTTGTAGGGCACTCCTAGCGTCGTTAGCACCTCCTCGAAGCGAGGGAAGGCAATCATGCGCACTAGGTCGTATGTCGGCTCATAGAAGCCGCGATTGAGACCAGGATAGGCAAGCTTGCCCATCACGCAGCGAAGCACTGCCGCTTCCGTTTTGCCCGCCCCAAAGCCTGCCACCATCGCCGGGAACCTGTCTTCCGCCATCATGTAATCAAACTGAGGGCAGGACGGTTCAACTTGCGGCATGTGGATTAACTACCTCGATGTGAATAGGGCGGCTCTTATCGCCTAGTCCGGTATCTGCAAACATGCCCAGGTGCTTAGCGATCTTCTCAAGCGCGCTATTCTTATCCCACAGCTTGATCTTATGAACGTGCTCAACCTCTGGGCGCCCATCCTCATCAAATTCACCAGAAGGCCTAATAACTACCTCGACCGACGATACAGCGGCGCCCATGGCGTCAGACCATTCGCTTGGCTGCTTTAAGTGACCCGATGATGTGAATATATCCCTAAGGTCAGCAAAGCCCAGTCGGGCCAGCTCCTTTAGCACTCGGTCTTGGGTAATCTCAGTGCGGCTTTCGCGGTCTTTCATCCGCTCCTGAATCGCCACCTGAATGCTAACGTTTGCTAACAACCGTGCAGCTGTTGCATTTGCTCCTTTTTCGCTATACCCGGCGCGTATCGCTGCCTGAGTGGCGTTCAAATCAATCAGGTACTCATCAACAAATCTCGACTGCCGTGCTGTCAGCGCGACAGCCTCTCTGGCAGTCTTCGTCATATTATTACCTATGGTCAATACACATTAGAGAGCGCCCATTAAGGACGCTCTTTGATGTGCATCTACGCCTCACGGCGTGGTGACGGGATGAGTAGCCCGCCTCTCAGATGGATCACCTCCGGCGCTTGCCTTGAGTCAATCATCATCAATGAGCAGTCGTGTAGCGCTGCCGCATCCATGCCTGTAGGCGTCTACTCGCATAACGAATCCAGCAGTGCGCCTTGTTCGTCTGAAAACGCCCATACGCCATTGATATAGCGCTCCAGCTCGCGGTAACGGTCGTCACCCAGTGCGTCCCATAGCTCGCCACGATGGATCTCGGGCAGGGCGGGTTGCGGCGGCGGCGTGCATTCGGGCGTGACGTGGATGTATTCGGTGGAGGTGCATCCGCTAACGGCGAAGAGTGCCACTTGGCCGCTCAGCAGCAGGGCGTTGATCGGCTTCACGTTGTGTCTCCGCTGATTTCTGCCGAGCCTGCGCTCTGGCGTGGTCGATGGCCCGCTCGGCTTCGAGAACGGCGCTCTTGCTCTTGACCTCGGCTTTGGCGCGACTGGCTGCCTCTTTGGCTCGATCACGCTGGCCACTGGTGTACAGCAGGGCGGCGCCGAGCAGGCCAATGACAGCGACCAGGGCTCCGGCGATCTTGCTCCAGATCGTGCTAAACATTGGGCTTCCTCCGCTGTCGCTCTTGCTCGACGGGCTGCTGAGGGATCAGGCGGGCCACGACACCAGCGACCGCCACGGCCGACGCCAACACGGCATAGGCCCACTCAGGGATGACGCCCTCCCAATGCGGGAGCACGGGCTGCAGGCCATAGAGTAGGGCGGCCACGATGCCGAGGCGCACCGACCACATTCGATGACCGGCGCGCCATTCAGGGATCACTTTCATGGGCTGACTCCTAGCTCGCTGGTCCAGTTGTTGCGTAATCGCTCAACGTCTCCGCGCAGTGAGTTGACTTGTCGCTGCAGTGGCCCGAGCCGACCGTTGGCGACGCGCATGTCATGCTCGTTCTCGTCGGCGCGCTGTTTCTCGTATTGCCAGCTGCCGATGATGATCGCGTTCGCTGCCATCAGCCCGACGCTTACGCGCTGCGCTTCCTCGATGGTTTGCTGCTGCTGAGCGATGCGCTCCAGGTAGAAGTCTCGGTGCTCGAGCCGCCGCTGGTGAGCCGCTGCCCAGCCGGTCGCCATGATCGTCGTGGCCATTAGCATCAGCGCCACGACCCACAGCGGAATGCGGTAGCTCTTGAATAGCCGTCTCATCGCTTGCCTCGGATTGCATCGACAACGCTCGACGCCAGTGTTTTGAGTTTGAGACCCTGCACGCGCTCACGCATGCCGTGAACGCCCATCAGTGCCATTCCAGCCCCAACGCCCGCCGCAGCCTCGACCGGGAGCTGATAAGCACCGCTCGCCGGGATGCCGGATAGCCAGATGATGAGGTTGATCGTGCAGAACGCGATGACAGAACAAACAAGCGCCGTGTTGCGGTTGCCGATCAGCCAGCTCACGACAAACGCAGGCACGGCGGCGGCAACGCGCGGATCGTGAAACGGGGCATTCCCCAGCGCCCATAACTGAGCCAATAGTTCGGCCATTGGGCGCCCCTTATTTTTGGTGTCCGGGGTGATCCCTCAGCGCTACGTAGGCAACGAGAACAACGAGTTGGTACAGCGTCTGGACAGCCATGCCGCCAGCCGCGCGGTAATCAGGCGCCACCACATCGGAAATGGTGCCCAGCCGCCACGCCACCATGCCGCAACTGACGGCAGCGATGGCCAGCCATACCTGGGAGCGTAGCCATTCCCGGCGGCGATGCCGAACACATGGCACGGGGCCATGCAGCCGGTATTGGCGCCCATAGAGAATGGCGGTTAAGCCTGCGAGCGGGAGCTGAATCAGTGCGAAGATTGCGTCAGGTGTCATGTCATCACCGTTAGCGCCCGCTCGTACCGCGCCTCTCTATCTGTGAGTCCGTTGCGCCCGCCGTTGATGCGTTGAGTGGCCAGCAGCACGTCAGCGCCGCTCGGCACATGATTGACGTAGAACCAGCACGCCGACATCGCGGCCATTGTGGGGCGTAGTAGTTGATCGGGATTGCTCAATATTGTCGGATCGCTCATAGCGTTTGAAAATCGGGTGTAGTTATAGCGCCCGGTGAGCTGAATGGCGCCGCGCCCACGGAATCTATATCCGTCGCCTACCTCACGATTGCCCATGCGATTGCCGTAGACGTGGTTTGCGAGCGCCTCGGGATTGCGCGCGTATTTACGTGCGGAATCCATCGTCGGGAATCGGCTGGGCCAAACCTGCATCAGGCGCTCGGCGCTGTAGTTGAGGTTTTCCTCAAGTTGGGTCAAATCTGCGCTCTCATGCCCGACCTGGGCGAGCAGCATCGGCACGTTCGGCACATCGAATCGCGTGATCGCATCATCGAACGCGCGCGCCCAGGTATGCGGGTCAGGGCAGCGGGGCATCATGAGTGCCAAGCGCCCCGGCGTTATGTGCCGAAACGCGTCTACGTTGTCGAGCCACATAAACACCTCAGGAATAAAAAACCACCAGGGGAAGGAGGGCGGCAAAAACCGTCGAAACGGCATAAGCAGGGAACAGAAACGAGAAAGCCCCGCCGGTAAGGGCGGGGCTTTAAAAGGCAAAGTGCGACTGCGTAACTACCGCACCTTAACGACTATTGTAGCTTTACTGGCAGCCAGTGCAAGCATTAAATTCTAATAATTGATATTTATTAGCTATTAATAACCATTATTATCATTTATGCCGCTATCATATGTCTTGCTTCAAGTACGCCATCAACCCAGGCTTCACCCGAGGCCAACAGCCTTTCTACACGCGTTCTAGGCATGTCAAACATGCGAGATATGGCTCTCATGCTCTGGTCATGACTGGAGTAATACTCACTTAACACCCCGCCCATTTCGGGATCTCTTTTCAGGAGCCTAGCAATGATCGAATCAATCATGAGCGCATCGTCATCCGTGATGCGCATCGGGTCTTTTTCCGCGCAAGGCTCAACATCTCTCAAAATGCATTCCATTTGAGTGGTACAGCGAGGAACGCCTTTTCCCTGGCGAATCCATTTCCCCCAATTTGATAGCAGATTGATAGTTTGCTTGTTAATGCTCATGCTGCCCCCTGTGCCTTATGCTTTTCCGCGATACGCCGTGCCTTATTGCCGTTCTCTGCGCTGCCTATTTCGTCGCTGCCGTGATAGATCAGGAACAGATCAATGCCGCCGCAGGTGAATTTGCTTATCCGGTACTGGCCGCAGTCGGAGACGATGCAGCGATCGTTTAATTTGTCTTTGAGCTTCCACTTCATGACTCACCCCTTTCCGGCCGAGGCTTAGTTACGTCCATGCCTAGGCCGGTCATAAGAGCGGCTACCACCAGTCCGACGCCAAGGCTATTGAATACAGCGGCTGCGACCATGGCGAACACCAGCGCGGGCATCATCACGAATAACAATCGGGCTAATGACTTGCTCACGGCGCCACCTCCACCGGTATCAGCTCCACCCAAGTACCGGTAACCGCCTTACGGTCAATCTCTGGCGGCTCCATAATCACTCTGCGCACGTACTGGCCTCGGTCATCGGGCAATAAGCCAGCGGCTACCAAGCCATCTTCGATATGCTTCACGTTAATGCTGTAATTGGACGTATCCCGGCGCGGCACGCCTTTACCCAGCCGTGGGCGAAACACGATATCGACCTGCCCGTTTACCGGCTTCATCCCTTGGCAAGCCGCTTTGACGGCCAAGGCCGCGCGCTTCACGTCTTTGCGCCGCTGCTGGTAGTGCTGACGAATGGCGGTATTGGTGGAACAGGCGATGTAGGGCACGAATAGGATCATCAATCGCCCTCCGCTTCGTGGTGCTGGCCATTAATGAGCTCTTTGGTCACAGACTCGCAGGCAACTTGCCAAGCCAGCCGACACTCCTGAAAGCGCTGGTGAATCTCGCTCGAAAAATCAGCACTTTTGTCGGCGGCAACTCTCTGCAATTCAGCGTTTACAGCCATCTCTGCGTCTTGCAGAGCCTTGCCTGCTTTAGCCATGGCCTGCCCGGCCTTGCTGGATATAGTGATCACTCCTCGCCCTCCATCGGCTCACCCTGGTCATCCAAGCCGTGAAAAATGAACGCGCTGAATGCGACCAGCACCACGGCACCAATCGACAACAGAGCGGGGATAATCCAGATGCTCATTGGTCGTCTCCCAATTCTCGTAAGCGCTTTGCAGCTTCGGCTAAAACTAGGTCGGCATCGCGATCAACCTCGGCAGGAATTCGCATAGTCAGCTCGCTATCACGAACTTCACCTTTTTGGGTGACCGCTATAGATAGCTCATCCAGGCGATCTGCCAGCGAGGTATTGGGCACATCCTGACTGGAACTGTATTTCGTGCTCATTTGCCGGCCTCCCGTAGTGCCAGCTCGAGCCGGAATAGGTCGCAGCAGATTTTGTGCGCCAGGTGGTGACAGCCGGTTTCATCGTCATGCGGTCCATGTAGCGCTAGGGCTAGCTCATGGCGCATCGAGGCGGCTTTGTAGCGACGCTCTGCATCGTCAACGTGCGCCCAATTACCGGGCGCGTACTTAGCGGCTCCTTGCGTGAGTACGTCGATCACTTCATCTAGCGCGTGCGGCATATCCAGCAGCAGGTCAGCGCGCAGTTTCTCGCCGTCGAATTTCATGCCGTTCATGACTTCACTCCCACTAGGCCACGTCGAGTTAATTGGTCGAGCGTCAGCACAATGGCGCGATCTAGGCGGGCGCGACGCTGCTCTTGGGTTAAGTGCCTGCCGTTATCAATATCGATATGGCATTCAGGGCAAATCGCAGCGCATAGGCTGTCGCTAGCTTTCTGCCCCATGCCTCGATCTTGGTTGCTGTGTGCGGCCTGGACGCCCCAGCTCCCGCATAGGACGCAATGCTCTATCTCATGCACGGCTGATAGCCACTTTCGGCTGCGGTAGGGTTTCGTCTTCATCATGCAGCGAGCTCCTTGCGATCTTTATCCACCACCGCTTCGGCTAAATACTTAAGCCCTATGGCACGGCAGCCGCGATTAATTTGCCCTGGCCCTTCGGACACTCTGATAAGATTTTGCGATAGCTCGATTTTCTTGGGCGTTGGACTAGAGCCAATTCGATTAAGCTGATTGATCAGACCCATCCATGAGCCACCTAAGCTGCTCATGTCGCCTCCCGATACTGCTCATAAACGGCCAAAGCAGGCTCAGACCACTGCACGCCGTGATTACTGCCGAAGGCATAGATCAGCTCAATAAGCTGCGCGAACTCGGCCTTACGCATCTTGCTAGTGCGCTTGCCGAGCATGACGAACCCGCCGTCGATGCCCGGGGCAACGCGCTGCTCACTATCAAGGCCCGCCGTCAGAATGTCTTTCCAGTCTTCGGGCGGCAGGTGGTCCATAGATCCGTTAACCAGCCACTGCACTTGGCGTGACACGTCAGTCAGCATCGGCCAGAGCTTGCGGTTTTGGTCAAGCGTGCGCTTGCCGTTTTGATGCCGCAGCGCAACCTCTACCGGTGCTCGCTCAAGCCCCTTGCCGATGGCTGCGCTAACGCGGGCGATGGCGTACTGCATTTCCTGCAGCGAGCGAACCGCTATAACTAGCTCCTTGCTCATGCCGACCTCCCTATGCTAAGAATCGCGCCAACCAGCCAAACCTGGGAGATGATGAAGGCCGTATCGCCCGCGCTTTCAGCGAAGAGACCGACAAGGAAGTAGCCGAAGGCAAGCACAAAGCAAAATGCTGTCTTCATAACTCACCCCGCTTGCGTAGAATCGAGCGGTGCTGCCAGACCGTGTTGAGGGCTAAGCCCCATTTAGCAGCCACGACCTTTCCTTTCGTCTTGGTCTTGAGATCGGCAACATAATCAGCATTGCCGAGAATGGATGGACGGCTCTTGCCCCCAGGCAAGGGCTCTGGCTGAGATAGCGCTGCCGTCATTGGTTTGTCGTATTTAGTTAGCCGCATGACGCACCTCCATAAGCGCGGTGATAAAGCTCATTCTTCACCCTCCCACTTACCTGTTCGCCGAAAAATATCCCGCCTCTTCAACTTCTGAGAATGTTTGCAATTCTTACAGCGATCTTCTTTGTTATCGGGGTTAAATAGCGCATTACGGCTCCGGCACTCATAAGCTCCGCATAAACAGCGAACCAGCCATCTTGGCTTTTGCTTGCTGCTCTTTTTAGGGAGTAGGCCTACAACCGTTAACCATCCTTTCTGGGTTCCGATAAGATTCTCAGCATTATCTGGCACGTCTCTTGTGATCGGCGGCACCTCCCAATGAGGAGCCTCACTGTTTATGGTCGGCTCATAAGCGACCCCAGAACTAACGACGCGACTTGCCGTCTTGTTAATCGGCGAGCCAAGAAGTTGATAATTAACGCTCACGACGCCACCCCCTGATTCATCCATGCCGTGAAGCGATCCATAAAGCCCGGTTTCGCCAGCTGCTTTAGCTCGCCTGCCGTGTAATACCGCTCACCGTCAGGCGTGGAGCACTTCACGCTGCCGTTGCCGTACTCGATGCGAACGACGATTCCTTTGGCGCGGAGCTGGGCGCGCTGCTTAATTGAAAGGGTCATAGTTGGCCGCCCCCGTCTTTTGTGAGGTGAAAGCAAGGTCGCTAAAGGTGAACCAGCGAAGATGCCCAGCAGCGCGAACGGTGCCGATGTTGCCGCCACGGTGCTTACGAACGATCAGCTCAGCGATGCCTTCGTCTGGCGTTTGCTCGTTGTAAACTTCATCGCGGTAGAGCATCACGATCTTGTTCGCGTCCTGCTCGACACTTCCCGATTCGCGCAGGTCAGCCATCAGCGGGCGCTTGTCAGGGCGGGTCTCTACGTTGCGGTTCAACTGAGACAGCAGCAGAACGGGGCAGCCAAGCTGCATGGCGAGCATTTTCAATGCGCGGCTGTATTCGCCTACCTCGATAGCGCGATTGGTGTTACGGCTGCTCTTTGAGCCGACAAGCTGTAGGTAATCGACCACGATCAGGTCAACGGGCTTTTGCTGGTGGAGCGCCCGACACTTGGCGGTAATGCCTTCAATGTCGAAAATGTTATCGAAACAATGCAGGTCGGCAGCCTTAAGCGCTTTCACTGTGGGGCCGATGTTTTGGTAGAGGCGGTCGTCGTCGCTCTCAGGCGCGGCATAGCGGTCGGCCCACACCTTGCCGCCTTGGCAGATCATCCGGTCGAATAATTCGCCCACGTCCATTTCTAGCGAGAAGAACGCGACGCGCTTACCCTGCTCGGCATTCAGTCGGGCAGCCTGCAGCGCTAGAGCGCTCTTACCCATAGCGGGCCTTGCCGCCATGACGACTAATTCACCAGGGCGCATGCCGTAGCACAGATCGTCTAGGTCTTTAACGCCGAAGGTCAGGCCGATGTGTGACGCCTTGCCCAGCATGCGGTCTTCTAGCGCTCTGATTCTCTCGTCTATGATGTCGCGATTTGTGCGCTCTGCCTTGGGCGCATCGTCTTCAACGCCCAGCAGAAGCTCGCGGGCATAATGAAGCAGCATGTCGGCGTCATGGTCAGAGTCGGCTAACGCTGCAAGGCCAGTAGCCAAGCGACGGCGGCGCGCCTTACTACAGATAACCTCAGACCACGCGATGACCAGCTCCGGGCTTGTGCTGTAGCACTCACGCATAGCCTCGGCCATGACTCCAATAGGGGCGGCGCAACTGTCAGAGACAGACACCAAATCAGGAGTTTGCCCCTTCGCGATCAGCGCCTTCATCGTCTGCCAAATTTCTGCGTGAAACTCACCACTTAGGTCATCGGCGCGGACAAAAACTTGGCCTATTAACTCAGGGGAGCGTAGGCAGGCACCGATTAGCAGGGTTTCGTAGTGGAGTAGTTCGCTCATCGCGTGGCACCTCCTTGGCTGCAGAGGTTGCCATTGGCGGCGCGGCCAAAGCGGCCCTTGTAAAACAGACTCCAAATGTCTGCATCAGCGCTACGGAAGTCCTGTTTGGCAGCGATGGTTTCTAACGCCATACGCCACCATTTCAAGCCGGTCTCCAGCGAGTCATAGCGAACGCGGCCATTAACCTCGACGCCGTAGAACTCTGCCCAGCGCTCAGCCAGTGCGTCAGCAGACTTCGTGCCTTGCCAGTCCAGCAGGTTAGGGGCCTTGCCTTTCACCTTGCCGCACGTCTCGTCCCAGATAGCGAGCAGGTCAGCATGGGGGCAGGCGGGGATATCGGGACTGTTTGCCGCAGGCGTCTGCCGCTCTTCGATATCGTCCAGCCAGCGCTCGTTGTTCAGGTACGTGGTGGGGTGAAGCAATTCAAAACCTTGTTGTTCAGCAGCAAGGCGCTTGCCAATGTCGCTAGCCAGGAATTCAGCAAACTCCATTGGCTCACGCTTTAGCCGCTTGGCGGTTTTCTTGAATTTGTCTTCAGCACGCTTGCGGTCTTTTTTCGGCAGACCGGCGTTGTAAAAAACTTCGAAGGCGTCGTGCAGTGATTGCGCATTAACTACTGCGTCAGCAGTAGTTATGTCTTTCTGTCTTTTGTGTGTACCCGTTTTGGTGACATTCTGTGTCACCTTTTTGGTGACACTGTCACCATCTGGCTGCATGTTACGCTTGGGTGCTTTCTTCTCAGGACGTGCTGAAAAATCCCATTCGGTATAGCGCTTGTTGATGCCGATCTTCCGGCCATCATCAGATAGCACCAGTACCTTCATGGCGATTAACGCATGCTTAGCCGGGTTAACCTTCTGACGCGGTATGCCGGTGTCGCCTGCTAGCTGAGTATCGGCTACTGCATCCATGGTCTTGTTGAAGCCGTACGTCCTACGGATGACCGCATGGATAAGGCGTAACTGCGTGAGTGTCACAGGGCAGGCGTGAGCGTTATTTACAACCTGATATAGCTCATTCGCGATCCTGGTGTATCCGTCCTCCACCTGCGGGCCTCGCTTTTCCCTGACCTCGACTTGAGGTGTTGAAGGGAATTGATATATCTCTGCGGATGACATAGACTTTCTCCATTACGTTGTGATTCAAAGCCCGGCAAATGCTCCCCAGCAGCGCCGGGCTTTTCCGTTTTGGGCGTTTGCCCACCTAGCTGTAATTCTTACCAGCCCCTTCATTGCCGATGCGTCGAACCAGTGGTTCGTCTATCATTCAGTTATGCAACGGCTTGATTTGGAGTGAATGCTTCCCGAATCTGGACGGCAGTTAAGCCTTCAACCAAGCCAGCAAGGGCTTCTGCATAATTCGTTTCACCGGTGTATTCAGTGCGCGGCAAAGCGTTACGAGAGGCCCATTTGTAGAGCGCCCGTGAAGAGATGCCGCACGCTTTAGCGCAGGCTTCGATACCACCCGCTTTTTCAAATAATTCGCGCAAGGAATGCATGAATGGAACCTCTCAAAAGTGTACTTACAGTACATGATAGACCTGTACTGACAGTACATTCAAGTACTGGCAACATTGAACGCATGGTTCAAACTCAACAGTTACGCGATGAATTCACCTCGCGGCTCAAAAAAGCCATTGCCAGCAATGGGATACCTATCCACGGATCGGGCGCGTACCTGTGCCGATTAACAAAAGTGACGCCAAAAGCGGCCAGCAAATGGCTTAACGCGGAGTCGATGCCAGGCGCCGCAAAGATGAAGGCTATTTCTGACGGCTTAGGCGTTAGGCTTGAGTGGCTGCAGTACGGCGTGGAGCCGATGACCTCAGAGGTCAAGACACTGCATAGGCGACCAATTACCTCCGAGCTAGAGCTGCACGACACCGAGATAGTCGAAGGTGATGGCCCGCTAGAATATGATGAGGTGGAATTGCCCTGCTTTAGAGAGGTAGAGTTTGCTGCTGGGGATGGGCGAACGCAGGTAATTGAAAACCACGGGGCATCAATGCGGTTTAGTCTGGCAAGGCTGTCTCGCGCTGGCGTGCAGCCTAGTCATGCCGCCTGCGCAACAGTGAAAGGCACTTCAATGGAGCCCACGATAGCTGACGGCTCGCCTATAGCGATTGATAAAGGCTCGGTACATATTGTTGACGGTAAGATATATGCGCTTGAGCACGGCGGAGAGCTGCGAGTTAAGCGGCTTTACAAGATGCCGTTGAACAGAATCAGGTTGGTTAGCGATAACGCAGAAGAGTACCCAGAAGAAGTTTATATGCTCGGCCATGAAGATGCGCCGCGTATTCTAGGCCGTGTTTTCTGGTGGGAAGTGTTCGATTCCGCCTAAATAATCCGAATAGATAGCTCATACCCGCCCCAGAGGCGGGTTTTTTGTGCCTGCAATAAAATAATTTCCCTCCTAAGCCATTGATATACCAAAAGTACACGTTGCCACGCCGTTAAATTGTACTTTTAGTCTTGACGATGTTGTACCTATGGTTCATATTTAACTCACACAACGGCACAGCAGAAGGCCAGCAGATGGAAATCACACAGGGCGAATGGGTGGCAGAAGTTGAAACCACCAAAGGCAGCGAAGGAATGACCCGCATGGAAGCCACCTATCTGCTGTGCGTTGCCAACGGAATGACCCACAAGGAAGTAGCTAGGCAGTTGGGGCGATCACCGGAAACGGTAAGCAAAGGGCTGAAACGAGCCTACCACCGCCTAGGCGTCAGCAAGGCCACGGCAGCGGTAGCCAAGGCCCAGGCCAAAGGATGGATTCGATACGCAGGGAAGATCGCCATGTGCGCGCTGCTATCCGTAGCAATGCTCACAGGCACAGACGATGCGATGCGCCGTAGTGGCAAGACTCGTATCGCCCGAAAGGCGGAAGAGGTTCAAGCCATCGCCTGACCGGAAGCTGACCGGACAACAGCTTGCTCTTTACACAATCTGCGATCCCCCGGTGCTTGGGCCAATGCATCCACCTACAGGCTAGGTGATTCCAGCGATACCCAAGCGGGGCGGCCCCTAACAGACGTGGGGCAGCGGTTGGCACCAGGGCGTAGCGAGCCCATGTTGGATAAAGACCACGCCGGGGTCAGTACCGGCGAGCGCCTTCAACCGAGGGCGCCTTCCTGAGTCGATTCATGGGGAGTCGGCTGAGGTTGGGAGATAGCGCATGACGACGCAATCAAGAATATCAGTAGCAGTAGATGAGTCGGTGGCGGTTAACGCTACCAAGGAATCGATAGCGAAGCGCATTGATGAGCTGGCCAGCACGGCGGATCAGATCAGTAGCGACGATCTGCACGAGCTAGCCAACAAGGTACGAAGTGAGCCGGTTATTGTTTCTTAAAGCCCTTGCCACTGGTTCCAAAGCCGCCTAGGGCGCTATCGCCAATCTCTTTGGCGGCTGAATCAAGGTGATCAAGGCATGCTCGCTTGGTGCCCATTTCAGAGCCACAAGCGGTGCAAGTTACCTGCTCATCATCATGGTCGGGAATATTGAATTCAGTATTGCGGCAGTCAGGGCATCGCGCCGTGATTGTTGTCATCGTTTTTAGCTCCTGGTGTGTGGAAACTTCAGGATAGCTAAGACGCGGGAACTGCGATAGTGCCATTAGCCCGTTCACTGAGCGGGCATCGGGATAGAGAGCGCCGTGTCGGGTTTCGGCTGCGGACAATACGGCTCACGGGCTGCGGTACGTTCTCTATCCCGATGTTTGATCACGATCACAGGAGAGCGGTATGAAAGCCGGAGACAAAATAAAGCTCCAGTGGCATGTGATGGGCAAGCCAACCGGTGACTGGCTGGAATTCACGGTTGAAGAATTTCGATACACGTTGGGTGTGTTTGAAAGCGAGCAGCACCGCCAAGCTGGCCATTTCACGCCGCTTTGCGAACTCTATTGCGACGGCCCGGACGCTAAACAGGGTTACATTCCGAACTATGGGGAGTATCGAACAGATCAGGTTCCGGCATGGATTGACGTGCCTTAGCCGCTAATCAACAGGAGGTGGGTATGTGGACCGAATGCACCAGGCAGCAATATTGGGATCGGGTTTATGGCGGCGGCGATTACATCGTCTCATCAGATCCAGGTCACACGACATGGACCACCAGGCGAGGCGACCCGGTCGCGAGATCATCGCACGGGTACAGCCGCCCCACTGAGGGGAAGGAGAGATTCTATGTGTGGGCGTGAAAAGGAAAAAAGTCGATGTCGGGATTGTGGGAGGTTTGTCGAGAAAGCCCGGCGAAAACCAGCTTCATCAAACGCAGAGCCATTATGTTGGAAGTGCTGGCTCGAATATGACGACCCGGCGTTTATGTAACACCGGCGCCAGCAGCGGCTCTGCTGGCCATCAGGAAGGGCTCTGTTGCCGATAGCGGTCGGCAGGCATGGGTGCGGTGGAGCCAAGCGAAGGTTCGACAACTTCGGTCCATGTTCCGTGAAGCAGAACCCTTCCCGATGCACAGCATCCGCGCTCCACTGCGTTAACGAGGCCAAAAGCGCCGCCCTTGGCGCTGAGAATACCAGGGGCCATCTGGGAGTGCTCTAGGCATACATTGGTGGCTATGACTGCCAGAGCAAGTAAGACGAGCGCTCCACCGATGTTAACGCCATTGACATCGACTCCTTGCAATGGATATGCCTTCGCCCGCACACGCGGGCTTTTTTGAACCATCAAGTAATCCTTGTCAGTTGAAATGAGCGTGGATCGCGTTCATTTCCGCGCCGCTTCATCCCATTAACTCAAAGCCGTTGGCACTGCGACGAGTTGCCGAGGCGCGCGCCTAATTAGAGAGGTGATTTATGCATCGATACATCATCCAGCAGCCCTACCAGGGCCGCATCGTACCAATGGCCCATCAGGGCCTTTTTTGTGGCCGTCGTTTGGCGCGAGTCGAAGCTAAGCGGCAAGGCTACCCGCCCCAGTTAATCAAGAAGGTGACCCGCCATGAACGCGACGCACATTGAACTCCGCGCCCAGCAGCGTGCCAAGGGCATCAACACAAGCGGCCTACCGCGCATTGCTAGCCGCTTTAACCCTGAGCAGCTACGCGGCAAGAACGCGGCCCGCTGGCATGAATACACCAAGCGCCGGTCAGGCAAGGCCGCTGCGCTGCAGTTATGGGAGGCATAGATCATGAACGCAGCACTCGCATTAAGAGAAGCCGCGCGCCCTATCGTGGGGGTGCATCCAGACCAGTACGACACACCCATTGAGGCGCTAGACGATGGCGATAAAGAAGCTGTCGCCGCATTCATGGACTACGTGCGCAGCGAGTTCATGAAGTGGGAGCTTGAGGACTATCTGCGCGCTAACGATAGAGATATCACGGTGCGCGGCTGGATGGAGAGTTGGAGCAAAAAGGTTCAGGAAGGTGAGTTATGAGCGAACTAAGAATTATCCACCTGCGCGAAATGGAAGGCGGCGAAGCCCTTGATCTTATTGAGGGAACCAGTAAGGGCTGGGTGCCTGCCGACTCCGCTATCGATCTTTACGGCTCGCTAAAAGCCCTGCTCGACGCGCTGGACGACAACGGCAGATGTCAGTACGAAGCGCTGCGAGAAGAGGGGCGCGATGCTCTAGCTAAGTCGCGAGGTGAGTCATGAATCGATGGCGAGTAACAAGCGGCTACCTAGACGCAGCCTTACGCATGGCCTTTACAGTCACTAAAGGCACGCGGCGCCTAGACCACCGAGATCAGAACGAACTGGAGGCGCTGCTCAATCCCTGGGCCGATATCAGCATAGCGCCGAAAGACGGCACGCGCATCATCCTGCGGCGCGGCGAGCACGTGACTACAGGTAGCTGGCTAGTTTGGGGCGACAAGCGCCCAACGTACACCGAGCGCGGCGATCCAGCGGGAGAGGTTAAGCAAGAGCCGGGGGCAATGTGGTGTATCAGCGATCCAGCGTTTACGGAAGATCAGCCGCCGACAAGCTGGATGCCGCTATAAAAAAGCCCCTGCGTGAGCAAACACGTCAGGGGCCGTAGATCAACGTCGAGAAGATCAGGAGAAAGGCTATGACATTTTTTGATGCCAAGCAACAGTTGGCGATGATGCTGCGTAACGGTCAGTTATCGCTAGACGAGTACGAGATTGAGCTGGCAGCGCTGAAATACGCGCACGCTGAGTCAATGAGCCGGGAAGATGATCGGCAAGGAGTAGCGGCATGAGCATTACAACATTGGTGCTAGGCCAGTCAGGCACCGGCAAGACAGCGAGTTTGCGCAACCTAGACCCGGCCAAGGTTGCGCTAATCAAAGCGACCGAAAAGCCTCTGCCGTTCCGAGCGGCGGGCTGGAATCAATACACCACCGACGCATGGGCAATGATGATTCAAGCTGCTCGAAAAGCAGTAGCTAATGGCAAGGAGATTGTGGTTGTAGATGACTTCCAATACCTGATGGCCAACGAGTTTATGCGCCGCAGTGACGAAAAAGGCTTCGAAAAATTCACCGAGATAGCTCGGCACGCATGGGAAGTGATCAGCGCCATGTCAGCGCTGCCAGTGCATGTCCGCGTTTACATCTTGAGCCACACGCAGGATGACGATTACGGGCGCACCAAGATCAAGACCATCGGCAAGATGCTGGATGAAAAGATCACCCTGGAAGGTTTGTTTACGACAGTTCTGCGCACCCAGGTGCAGGACGGCAACTACCAGTTCCGTACGGTCAACAACGGCAGCGACACAGTGAAAGCCCCTATGGGCATGTTCGATGACGAGATCATCGAGAACGACTTGGCCGCGGTCGATCAGGCCGTGTGCGACTACTACGGAATCACCCAACAGCAGGAGCAATCAGCATGAGCGCAGTATTTCAGTACAACGAAGAAAAAGCCGTTGCCGCCGACTCAGGGGGTGGTGAGTACATTACCGAGTCGTGCGTCGTACGAGGATTTATCGAGCAAGCTAAGTGGATGGAGGCTAACAGCGGCGCGAAAGGATTAGAGCTGACATTTGAAAGCGAGAACGGGCAGAAAGCCAACTATCTGACGCTCTACTACCAGAAGCGTGACGGCAGTCAGAACGAAGTAGGCCATCAACAAATTCAAAGCCTGATGGGCTGCACAGGCGTGCAGTCGCTTACCCAGGCGCAAGGCAAGGACGGGCTGATTGCACCAGAGCTAACGCGCAAGCCAGTGCAGGTCGCCTTGGAGCGTGAGAACTACATCAAAGGTAACGGTGAGGAGGGTTTTCGCTTCCAGATCAAGTGCTTTATGTCGGCACGATCCGGGCTAACCATTGCTGAACACAAGGCAGGCAAACAAGCTGAGTCGGCAGGCTATTGGGCGGAACGCTTCGCCAAGAATCCGAAAGGCGCACCGCCTAAGCAGCAAGCGCAGAACAGTCAGAGCTATGGCGGCGACCCGCGACAGCAAAGCGACAGCTTTAGCTACGGCGCTCCAGTCGGTGACCATATGGACGACGAAATTCCTTTTTAATTCAATAGCTTACGATTGAATAGAGAGCCGCCATAGTGCGGCTTTATTTTTGCGAGGTCAATATGCAATCACTGTACGCATTAACCAACGAGTTTCAGCAACTAATCGACATGGATGCCGAGAACGACGCTGATTTTGCCGAAGCGCTGGCAGATACACTAGACGCAAATAGCAGCCAGATTGAAGACAAGATCGAAGCGACGATTATTGTCGCCCGCCAGCTCGACGCCGAAGCCGAGCAGATCGACAACGAGATCAAGCGCCTATCCGCTCGCAAGAAAAGCGTCGAGCGCAACGCCCAGGCGTGCCGCGACCGCGTGCTATGGGCGATGGAGAGCACAGGGCGCGACAAGATCAAGCGCCAACTATTCACAATCACCCGCGCCAAGCCTAAGCAGGTTGTCAGCATCGAAAATGCAGACGCGGTGCCTGAGCAGTACACGAAGCTAATTCCAGCCAGCCGCCAAGCCGTCAAAGCCGACATCCTCAAGGCGCTCAAGGCTGGCGAGAGTGTGCCCGGATGCTCGCTGGCAGATGGCAAGGCATCGCTGCGAGTCAGCTAGCCAACGAGCAGCGTAGAGCCTAGCGCCGCCTAACCACCATCGCCCGCCACCCGGCGGGCTTTCTGATTCTGGAGGGAGCATGGATTACCAACAGTTCCTTGAGGGAAAGATCAAGCTATCTGAGATAGAGGGCTTCGAGGTAGACGATGCCGAGATTAGTCCGATCCTAAAGCCCCACCAGCGCGACATCGTGAGATGGGCAGTGCTAGGCGGCAAGCGGGCCATCTTCGCCGCCTTCGGCCTCGGTAAGTCGGTGATGCAGATAGAGACGCTGCGGCTCACTATTGCCAACGCGGGCGGAAAAGCGCTTGTCATTGCACCCCTTGGTGTCCGGCAGGAGTTCAAGCGAGACGGCAAGATGCTGGGCGTCGACTTCCAGTTCATCCGCCGCCCGGAAGAGATGACCGATGATCAGCAGTTCTATATCACTAACTACGAGAGCGTGCGCGACGGCAAGTTGGACCCCAACCTCTTCACTGCCGTCAGCCTTGACGAAGCTTCGGTGCTGCGCAGCTTCGGCAGCAAGACGTACCAGACGTTTTTGAGCCTGTTCGACCGGGTACGCTTCAAGTTTGTGGCCACCGCTACACCCAGCCCCAACAAGTTCAAGGAGTTGATCCACTACGCCGGCTATCTGGGCGTGATGGATACCGGGCAAGCGCTCACGCGATTCTTCCAGCGGGACAGCCAAAAGGCCAACAACTTGACGCTCTACCCACACAAGGAACGTGAGTTCTGGTTGTGGCTCAATTCATGGGCGGTATTCGTGCAGGCGCCAAGCGACCTCGGTCATGACGATACCGGATATGCCCTGCCACCCATGAAGATCCATTACCACGAGATAAAGGTTGATCACAGCGAAGCGGGATATGAGGGCAACGGGCAGGCGCTGATGTTTCGAGATAGCGCCCTGGGGCTAAAGGATGCTGCCCGCGAGAAGCGCGACACGCTGGAGGATCGCGCAGCCAAGGTTGCCGAGATCATCGGTCAAGCGCCCGATGATCACTGGATCATCTGGCACGACCTCGAAGCCGAGCGCCACGCCATCCAGAAAGCGCTTCCGGAAGCGAAGGCCGTATGGGGCAGCCAAGACCTCGACGAGCGAGAGCAGCGCATCATCGACTTCTCGGATGGCAAGTTCCGCTACCTGAGCGCCAAGCCGGTGATTGCCGGGAGTGGCTGCAACTTCCAGCGCCACTGCCACAAGGCGGTGTTCATGGGCATCGGCTACAAGTTCAACGATTTCATCCAGGCCGTTCACCGCATCTATCGCTTCCTGCAAACGGAAGAGGTGGAGATTCACATCATCTACGCGGAGAGCGAGCAAGAGATATTGAAGGCGCTGGAAACGAAGTGGCGCCAGCACAACGAAATGGTGGGCAAAATGACGGGCATCATCAAACAGCATGGGTTGGGCAACCTGTCCCATGCGGACCTACTCAAGCGCTCGATTGGGGTTGAGCGCCTGGAGGTCAGCGGCACCAGTTACACGGTGGCCAATAATGACTGCGTGGACGAGACGCGGCGCATGGACGAGAACAGCGTCGACATGATCGTGACCAGCATTCCGTTCGCTAATCATTATGAATACACGCCGAGCTACAACGACTTCGGCCACACGGACAACAACGATCACTTCTGGTCGCAGATGGACTATCTGACGCCGCAGCTCTATCGCATCTTGAAGCCGGGTCGCATCTACGCTTGCCACGTCAAGGATCGCATCTTGTTCGGCAACACGACCGGTGCCGGGGTGCCCACCGTCTCGCCCTTCCACATGGAAGCAGGGTTCCATGGGATCAAGCATGGGTTCGACTACCTGGGCATGATCACGGTGGTGACCGATGTGGTGAGGGAGAACAACCAGACGTATCGCCTTGGGTGGTCAGAGCAGTGCAAGGACGGCACGAAGATGGGCGTTGGCTCGCCTGAGTACATCTTACTCTTCCATAAGCCCCAGACCGATCGCTCGAAGGGGTATGCCGATGAACCGGTGACGAAATCGAAAGAGGAGTACACCCGTGCTCGCTGGCAGGTCGATGCGCATGCGTTCTGGCGCTCCAGCGGCAACCGGCAGCTCACGGCTGACGAGCTGGGTGAGCTTGGCCCAGATCAGCTCGCCAAGCTGTTCACCGATTGGTCACTATCAGACGTGTATGACTATGAGGCGCATATCAAGATTGGCGAAGAGCTGGACAGTCGCGGCGCCCTGCCGTCGACGTTTATGAGCTTAGCGCCAGGCAGCCATCACCCTGACGTATGGCATGACGTGAACCGCATGCGCACGCTGAATGGCGAGCAGAAGTCGCGCAACCTCCAGATGCACGTCTGTCCGCTGCAATTCGACATCGTTGACCGCCTGATTACCCGATACTCCAACAAGGGCGACACGATATTCGATCCATTCGGCGGACTCATGACGGTGCCATATCGCGCCATCAAACTTGGCCGCAAGGGGCGGGCGAGCGAGCTTAACTCCGGCTATTTCATTGACGGGTGCGCCTACCTCGAAGCTGCCGAGAGAGAGGCCAGCATGCCGTCGCTGTTCGACGTTCTGGAAGAGGAAGATGCCGTATGATCATCGCCCGCAACCACACCGGTCACCGCGTCGGTGAATGCCATCACCGAGCCAAGCTTACCGATAGCCAAGTTCGCAGTATGCGAGCTGATCGCGAAATGGGAATGAGCCTTCGAGCTCTGGCCAAAGCTTATGGATGCGGGCTGTCAACGGCCCGCGACATTTGTGATTTCGCCACGCGTTATACAGCATGAAGCCCACCACCAAGCGGTGCCCCAAATGCGGCTGCACCCGACTACGCCTTTACAGATCAATCAGCGAGAAGCAGTGCGACCAATGCCTGCACCGATTCAGCTGGACGCTTGAGCCAGGTCAAAAGCCGTTGATTGGCCCAAGCCGCGACCGCTACATAATCACTGGAGATAATCATGAGCGAATTTGAAATCGTCAGCGATGAGCTGGCTAATCAGTTATGCCAGCGCATAGAAGAACTGGAATACGAAAAATCAGCCGTGCTGGCTGAAAACGACGCGCTGGCCGCTGAAAATATAGAGCTGCGTAAAGAGCTAGCCGAGCAGGCTAAACAGTTGGCTAGCATGAGGGCGGCTTAAAATGACACCAATGGAGCGAATAGAGGGCGAGCTGAGCGACGCACAGAGGCGCATTGCCGAGCTGATTGCCGAGCTGGAGTATTTGCTGGCACGCCAGGCTAAAGCCGCCCAGCAGGGTATGGATGCGGCCAAGTCGGTGGCAAGTTACGAATTGAAACAAGCCAAGCGGCTGCGTGCTGAATGTAGTCCGGAGGCGTTGGAAAGCGAGCGGGCGGCTAATGCCTTGCTAACTGAGCGCGTTGCTGAGCTTGAGGGGCGAGAACAGGTGCTGGCGGCGCATGTCGAGAGCATTCGATACGTATTGGTTGATGCAAAACGGTGTGTAGCGGTAGTCGCACATCCGTCAATTTACCGCGCTCCACAATACCAGCCGCTTGCCAAGCGTGTGATGCAACGAATTGAGAGCATAGGGAAGCGGTGCGAATTTGGGAGTACAAGTTTGTGACTGAGGCCCAGCAATGACCCATCAGCCCAAGGGCGGGCAGTGCACAGCATGCCGCCACGCCCTATCCGATTGCAACCACCTACCGTTTAGCCAGATGCCGCCAATGAGCAAGCACAAGGGCGTCGTCATCGTTCGGTGCACTGAATATGCTCGATCAACTACCCAACGCACGCCGCATCGCCGCGCTGGCAGTGCGTAGGCGCATACCCAATACGCCGCCATGGCGACTATCGACACGACTGTTTAAAGACTACCGCCGTTGAGCGGTTTTTTATTGGATGGAGGTTTTATGGGACACGTTAGAGGCCCGTTCCTTGAGTACGAGTGCACCAAGTGCGGCTGCACTATCAAGGAAAACGCGCCGCGCAACCAGGAGCGTTTAGTTGATCGAATTGCCGACGCTAACGCCAACCCAGACGAGAGAGTTTGCGCCTCTTGCTGGGATCCTGGTGATAACAATCTTTAACGAGGTGAATCATGACTAGCACAGCATTTAATGACCAGTTTGCAGTATGCACGCCGGAGGAAGAAGAGGCGTTTCGGGCTATCGAGGCACGGCAGCGGGAAGCGGAGATTGTAAGGCCAAGCCAGCGGGAGCGTTTTGAGCGCTGGTTTAGCGATCAAGGTAAGTGGCCGCAGGCGGTAGAGCGCAGCGGTGAAGGCTACAAGCTAATGCAGGCGCAGTCAGCGTGGGAAACATGGAAGATTGCATGCCCGGAAGGCTGGCTAATAGTGCCATCAAGACCCACGCCAGAGATGGTAGAAGCTGCCGAGGAAGGGCACATGCCATTCGGAGATATGGGTTTTGCCATCCAATGCGCCATTGTTCACGCACCGAGGCCGGGGCATACATGAAGCCGCTAACAAACACCGATTAACAGCCGCCCACGAGGCGGCTTTTTTTGTCTGGGAGGCGAATATGCGAATCAAGCCGATTGAGATAGAGCGCTTTCACGAAAAGTACATCGTCGATGAAGAGTCGGGCTGCTGGATATGGCAGGCGGCCACAAGTGGGCGCGGCTACGGCACGATGAAGATAGGCGGCAGGAAAGAGGCGGCGCACCGCATCTCTTATGAGATCCACAAAGGCCCAATACCACAGGGCATGCTTGGTTGTCATGAGTGCGATGTACGGCTGTGCGTAAATCCCGATCATATCTTCCTGGGTACGAACCTGGATAACACTAGGGATATGATCAGCAAGGGCAGGGAACGCTATGTTGGTCAGAAAGGCGCAAGCAATCCCAAGGCTATACTGGACGATAAGAAGGTTATCGAGATTATCAAGCTGATTGCCAAAGGAATGACCAATCGTGCCATTGCCAGTCGGTTTGGTGTGTCGCACGGCACCGTCAGCTTGATCAGGTTAGGGAAGTGCTGGCCAGATATACCCAGGCCAGATAACGAGAACTTCAAGCCATACCGATCACTTAGATCGACAGCCGCCAAAAAGGCGGCTTCTTTGTTTCTAGGGGATGCATAATGAAAGCACAAGCCAATCAAGCTCAAATTAGCGAGGGGCAGGCCGCTATCATTAGAATGCTCGCCCGGCAGGCTGCCAATGATCATTTAAAGGGGAAGGATAATGCGCGCCGTAGTTTACGCACGGTACAGCAGTGAAAAACAAGACTCGACCAGCATTGATGACCAACTAAGCGTATGCCGCGCCCGAGCCAATCGGGACGGCTTCGATATTATCGGCATGCATCACGACGGCGCCGTATCCGGCTCTACCCAGGTAGGCAGCCGAGAAGGCGGCAAGGCGCTACTTGCTGACGCAATGGCGGCGCGATTTGATGTACTGCTGCTGGAGGGGCTCGACCGCCTGAGCCGCGACCAAGTAGAGCAAGAGAGCATCGTTCGCCGCCTGGAGCATCGCAACATCCGAATCATTGGCGTATGCGATGGCTACGACTCAGAAGCGCCCGGGCGCAAGGTGATGCGCGGCGTGCGCGGGCTGATCAACGAAATCTATCTTGACGACCTGCGAGCAAAAACGCACCGGGGGATGTCAGGGCAGTTTGAACGCGGCTTTATTGCCGGAGGCAGCCTCTACGGCTACGACATCGTTAAGAGCGAGCAGGGCAGCCATTACGTTATCAATGAAACGGAAGCGGCTGTTGTGCGCTGGATATTCCAGGCGGTTGCCGAGGGTAAAGGCTTTAGGGCCATTGCGCTGCGTTTAAACGAGGATGGCGTCATTGCGCCGCGCGGTGGCAAGTGGTCAGTATCTGGCGTGTACGGATCGCCAGTGAAAGGCACTGGCATGATCAACAATAGCCTGTACGCGGGCATCTATACGTGGAACCGGTCGCAGTGGGTTAAAGATCCTGATACTGGCAAGCGTAAACGCATAGAGCGTCCAGAGAGCGAGTGGAAGCGCGTCGACATGCCTGACCTGCGTATCGTTGATAAAGCCACCTGGGCTAAGGTTCGCCACCGGATCGACAGCGGGCGTGACGAATACGGGCGCAAGGTATCGGCTCGGCCAATGAAAAGCCTACTGGGTGGAATACTTCGGTGCCCTCACTGCGGTGGACCAATGGCTGGGCGTGATCGAAATTACTACGGATGTAGCGTGCATCACAACGTAGGCCCATCTGCCTGCCCTGATTACCGCCTGAACCGCACGCTGGTTGAAAAACGAATGCTGACCATTGTGCGTAAAGACCTGCTATCCCCATCAGCGGCACGGCTGTACGAGAAAGAGTTTCGGCAGCACCTAAAGGCCAACAGCAATGCAGGGAAAGTGCGGCAGGCAAGGGAACGGCTAGCCGAGGTTGAGAAAGAAATCACCCGCATGATCGATGCTATCGTTTCGGTCGGGGCGTCACCAGCGCTGAGCGCAAGACTGAAAGCGGCAGAGCGAGAGCGTGACACGCTGAATGAAATAGCAGGCAGCGGTGACCAAATAGTCGAGGTGCCGGACATTCGCGGGATATTTAAGCGGCAGTTGCTGAATTTAGGTGAAGCATTAAAAAGGGAGCCTGAAATTGCCAGGGCGGCAATGGGGCAAATATTCGGGAAGGTAGCGCTTGAGCTTCGAGGGAATGAAGTGTGGGGACAAATAAAAACATCGCCAGCACTGTTAAAAGTGTCTGGCGATGCTTTTGAAGATGGTAGCGGGGACCGGATTTGA